CGTGGTCGAGCACGGGCAGCGCGCGATACAGCATTTCTTCCAGTGCGGGCACAGTGGCGCGCCGGGTGGAGGCTGCGGCCTCTCGCTGGGCGTCGATCTCGGTCTGCTGTTCGGGGGTCAATCGCATCACGAACTCCGGTTTCTAGTGATCTGCTTGCAGAAAAGGTGGTGGGAGGCGATGGCGGCCTTCAGCAGTGAGGCGCAGCCGCATCCCCTACTCCGGTTCGCCACGACAGTATGACCGGACTGAATGCGTCGTGGAATGCTGGAGCGTCCTTACCCGGAACCAGCCAACACGCTCGCCTCAGTAACCCGACAGTAACCCTCGTGACCCTCACACTTGGGAGCCTCCCACCACCTTTCCTGCTTCTGAGTATCCAGCTCTGCATGTGACGGTGCGGTAAACCAGCAAGAGGTTTTGCCTCTTGCTGGTTCCTTGCGTTGACATGCCGAGCCGCGCCCCGCCATGCCGCGCCTTGCCGAGCCTGCCCTGCCCTGACATGCCCAGACTTGCCACGCCAAGCCGTGCCGCGCCGGGCCGTGCCATGCCTGCCATGCCTCGCCACGCCATGCCTTGCCAGGCCACGCCGCGCCCCGCCTGCCCTGCCGAGACATGCCGCGCCGAGCCCCGCCATGCCATGCCGAGCCTGCCATGGCCTGCCCCGCCGCGCCGCGCCTTGCCGCGCCTTGCTCTGCCTGCCTCGCCATAGCTAGCCACGCCCTGCCTTGCCTGCCATGCCGCGCCATGCCGAGCCTTGCCGCGCCGCGCCGCGCCGGGCCTTGCCTGCCATGCCATGCCTGCCTCGCCGAGCCGCGCCCGGCCATGCCGAGCCTGGCCGCGCCTTGCCTCGCCTGCCCTGTCTTGCCCTGCCATGCCATGCCTGCCTCGCCGAGCCGCGCCCGGCCATGCCGAGCCTGGCCGCGCCTTGCCTCGCCTGCCCTGTCTTGCCCTGCCGAGCCATGCCAAGCCCGACCGCGCCGTGCCCTGCCTTGCCTGCCATGCCTTGCCCAGGCTTGCCTAGCCAAGCCGCACCGCGCCCGACCACGCCTGCCGTGCCGTGCCGCGCTGCGCCGTGCCCAGTCTCGCCGGGCCGTGCCATGCCTGCCTCGCCATAGCTAGCCACGCCCTGCCTTGCCTGCCTTACCCCGCCCTGCCGAGCCACGCCGAGCCGTGCCTTGCCTTGCCTGCCCTGCCATGCCTCGCCGTGCCCTGCCCTGCCACGCCAGGCCACGCCGCGCCAGGCCTTGCCTGCCTCGCCCTGTCTGCCTTGATTACGCAGCCGCGTTTTGCTGATCCTGCAAAACGCTTTGTGCTTTTTGCGCACGAATATTAGCCGTATCGAAAGCCGCGGCCATTTCGGCTAGATCGAGGAACTGCGCATATTTCCGCGCAAACGCGCGCCAGTCTGACTGCGCCTGGGCCAGGACCTGTTCGCGTAAGTCTTTGTCTGTCATCGCGTGTATCGTGGATGTATAGCGTTTGGCGCAGATATCATCTTCTGCGCTGGTGTGAGAGATTGACACAAAAGCCCGAACAGCCGTGTTTTTCGGCTTTTCTGGGTTCACCATAACGATGTTGCGAATTAGATAGCGAGCTTGATCTTCTCGATGTGCTGCCGCAGCTTTCTTGTCATTCCATTCAAAAGCAGGATGCAAGGGCGCATTCTTGGGACGTGCCGCAAACACGACAGAAGCTGGAGTAAAAAAGTCTCCATTTGCTTCCTGAATATCAGTCAACTCCTCTCCTGCGACTTGCGCTGGCACGGGCGAGCGGCTCCCTGCCTTCCAAGCATAGGTTGATGAATTCATGTTTTCAAAAACGGTTTTGCTAATCATTAGCCAGCCTCCTGCACAGATGCGACATGGAACCGACCCCATGAGCCGTCCCGTTGTGGACGGTGCTCGCCAATGCCGATACCAAAACCCGCAGTATTAAAAAGATGCACGATTTGTTCAGCCGACAAAGCGTTTGCGTTATAACGCAATGGCACCGTAACCGACCAAGGGTCGAATGATCCGCGATAGCGGATATCTGCCGTTCCCATACCGACACGAACCATATCTTCTCGCATTGTAGGCGGGCTGGCTTCGATCAGTAGCAGGTCCCGGTCAATATGAAACGCCATGCGCGCTTCAACCTTGGTTATTCCTTCGACGGAGCTGCAGGCATCAACTGCTGCTGCTTTAAAAGCAATGGCAGGGAAGCCGTAGCCGTTACCGTCCGGCATGGGATAGAGGCTATCCATGAAGTCTTGATGTGGGTCCTTGGCGGCCTTGGCTTCCTTGGCTCGCTTCATTTGCTTGCCCAGCATTTCCATTTTGGCCTTCTGGGACCAGGCATGGCAAACGAGTTGGGAATCACCGATAAGTTTGATCGACATATCACGAAGATCAAACCGGGGAAGCCGAATTGTGCTAGAACTACTCGCAGATTTAGCCATTGGGTTGCTCCAATTGTTAGGTTTAGACCGGAAGCGGCGTTCCAGCGCCGTTTTCGGTCGCACATCTATACACTATTGTTTTAAACTGTCTTTTCACGATTACGTGAAGTTTGGCGGCTTACAAAGCGATACGGGGAATAGATGTCAGTGTGCATATTCTTGCCTTTTCCAATCGGGGATTACTGATCTGTTTCCGGCAAATTCGCAGAAGCAGCAGCGAGTTTTTGCGTAGCCTCTGCCTTTTTACGCTTTGCGTATCGCAGCAAAAGCCATACTGCATCTTGCTCTACTTCGTTCATTGTAGGATCTAGCAAGTCAGCTAAGGTTTTAGCTGCCAAGTCGGCATTGCGAACACTTTGCTCCGTAGTGCTGAAAGTCACAATTACCCTTTCCAAGGCCGCGATTTTTTGATCACGAATGTCTGCCATATCTTACTTTCTGTTGGGGTTATGTGCTGGCTCGGGCTGGGGCGCGGCGGACGGTAGACTTCGGCAAGCGATGCAGCCTTGCTCCCGCCCTAACCACAGCATTTTTGTTGCGCCGCCCGATTTCAGAATGAAGCTAATCGGCAACGAGCTGACACGACAGCATCTCACCATTGTCGCCTTCGTTCACATCAAGCCACTCGGCAGCGGTCGCCAAGTCCTCAGTTGAAACTCATGTCATGCTCGCCTCCTGGGGGTTCGTGTCGATGACCTTTATATGTCATGCTTAATGACACGTGTCAACACCCTTGACACGATGTCCGCAATTTAATATATAGGATCACATGAGCAAGCGAGCTTACCTTTCCGAAGCATCCAAGTGGTGGAACCTTGCGCGCCAGCGGGAAGCTCTTTCTGACGTGTTGCGCGAAGAGCAGAACGAGACTGTCTATGTGGCAAGCCTTGCTGTGTTGGCTGAACGAGATAGCCAGCTCACGGCAGTCCTAGATGCTCTGGCAGCACGCGGCAGCGTGCTGCCAGAGATCGGTCTTGAAGCCTGGAAAGAGGCATGGAGGCGCAGTCGCCTGGAAAGGGCTGCTCTACGTGGTGCGAAGGTATCGGCAAATCGGCGTAAAGCAAAGTCTCAGGCTGGCGTAGATCGCATTAAAGATCGGTGGAAACTGTCGACCAAAGAGCATCCGACTAAGTCGCTATTGGTTGAAGCTGGTGTGAGCCGAAATACCATTAAGGCTGTGCTTGGTTTCACCAGAGAGGAATACCAAGCACGATACCAAGCTGCGTTGAAACGCCGAACTAGGAAGGTATCAAGCACATGAGCAATCCAAAAACGACCCGCGTATGGTTCGATACGGAGTTTATCGAGGATGGCCGGACTATTGACCTTATCTCGATCGGTCTCGTGCGACAGGACGGGCAGGAATACTACGCCGAGTGCGCCGAGTGCGACCACACTCGGGCCAGTGACTGGGTGAAGGTTAACGTGCTGACGCATCTTTGCGGGCCGGTCAAACCTCGCGCTGTCATTGCACAGGAGGTCGCAGCCTTTGTCGGCAGCAAGCCCGAGTTCTGGGCTTATTATGCTGACTACGATTGGGTGGCTCTCTGCCAGCTTTATGGCACGATGATGGAGCTACCGAAGGGATGGCCGATGTTCTGCCTGGACATCAAACAGACGGCCCATGTGATCGGCAACCCGAAGCTGCCAGAGCAGGGCGAGGGCGAACATGATGCCCTGGCCGACGCGCGCTGGAACCGCATCGCTTGGGAGGCTGTCAGCCATGGATAACAGATCACGAACGACCGCGAAGCTATACGTTTTTGGTGAAGGTTCATGGCGAACTGTCGAGCCTGAGCCGGGGTGGCAACCGATTAGCACTGCTCCTCGGGGTGCAGACGAGTGGATTCAGGGCATCCAGAAAAATGCCGCTGGCTCCTGGATGGTCCCGTATTCCATGCGCTTCTGGCGTGACGGCTACTGGACATCGGAGGGCGGCATGGACCCGCAGCGCCTTTACTGGCAACCAACTCATTGGCGCCGCCTGCCGGGCCCGCCCATTACGGGAGCGGCAAAATGAACGACGGCACCGGATCAAAAACGACCCGGTTCGAAACCTACGATACTGTCGAGATCGTAAGGCAGCGTCTCGCGAACGGTCGAACCATTGCGGATTTCGATGTTCATCAATTAGTGGCCGAGATTGATCGGCTTCGAAAACGCCTTGCGGTGATAGAACACCTTGCCTTGATCGGGAGTCTGCTATGAGCGATGAGCGCATTACATCAATCACCTACATAAATCCCGGCAATGATGGCATGCGCGCAAAGGAGCAGGGTTTTCCGGTGGAGACGTGCCCCTATAAACCCGGCCCTCAGAGAACGGCTTGGATTATGGGTTGGTACATCGCCAAGGTGCGAACTGAAGCAAAAAAGATCAAGAAGAGGAAGTGTTAGCAGTATGAGTGATTCAAAGACTACACCAGGCGAGATTACTGAGCAGGAACTCCATCGCCGCAACTTCGCGATCATGAAATCCTGTTTTCAGGAAGAGCGAGAACGAGCGGATCGTTACGAGTCTGCTATTAGGCAGACTGCTCACATATTGAGCGACCTTAGTCTTAAACATCTTGCAATTGTAGACACTTCTAATGACTAGCAAGCACGACGTGCTTACACCAACCATACCTAAAGCCCAAGTGCTCCTACTAAACAACTAGGATTATTTAAATGAACAAATACCTTATTCCAATTATGTTGATTCTTAGTTTTTCGACAAGCCAAGCTCAGGGACCTGCACCATTGGCTTTGCATTTCGCATCTGGCAGCGTGTCAATTCGCGTCGAAGACATTGCGGTTTTGGACCAGGCGACGACGGCATTCCGCACCGGGCACCCTGTTATAATGGTTATCAGCGGCGGCGCAGATGCCACTGGTTCAGCAGCAGGCAATCTGGTGTTATCGCAGCGTCGAGCGAACGTCGTGCTTCAAGAGCTTGTGGTTCGGGGCATTCCGGTTGACCTGTTCCAGGTGCTGGCCAAAGGGCAAACTGAAGCGGCTAAAGAAGGTGAAAGAGCCCGTCGCGTCGAGATCACCTGGCGCTAGACTCGGCAAATCCTCCGTCCGCGGCTCGTGCCTTGGCATACCAAGAAGCAGCCGCGGCGGCATTTGCATATCGTGCGTCGATTGGCGCGAGCGTCCTTAAATCGAACGTCATGCCCATCGCGGTCATTGCGAGATGGCTACCAAGCGCAGCAGCTCGCGTAAAATATAGTCGAGCAGCCGAAACGTCGTGCTGTTCCAGCATGTCGTTACCGCGCAACAGTAAAATACCTATCTCAGGAACTGGTGCCTGGCGCGCCCTGGGTGGTAGCATCATCGGCGCTGCGGGCGGCGCCTGAACCACCACAGGCGCGGCCTCTGGCGTAGCCTCTGGCGCTGCTGTGGCGACCTCCGGTGCAGCCGTCACAACCGGCGCAACGTCAGGCGTGACAAAAGGCGGCACCGAAGACTTTGCCGTGATCATGCAAGCGAACAACACGAGACCACTCAAGATCGCCGCCCTGGCGCGTCGCGGTGACGATGGAGATGACGACGCGAATTCTTTCTCGAAGATTATGCGTTCGCCACCGATAATTCGTTCCACAGCATCAATCCAATGCGGGTCCAGTATTATGGGTGGTTCCTCTGCAAAAGAGCGCTCGATCAATGTGTCGATTGCATCCAAATCGAAAGAAGCAATGCAGTGATAAAGAATTGGCAAGAAGCCAGGATGCCAATCTTGAACGCTGGTGATCAAACTATTGCGTAGCATGTTCGCTGCGCCAGCGGCCCCCTTTGGCATGACATCAACCAGCGCCACGCCTTTGGACGGGTGTAAGAAGGCCAAGCTGACTGTTACTGAAGGTGCAACGCTTGCATTGCGGAAGATGCGCCAGCGCAAATCGTTTTCGAGCTGGCGCATTGAACTACTTCAACCCGCGCTGCATCCGCTTCGCTGCCAGACAACTGCCGGTATCGAGGGCATATGCCCGACATTGTACTATATCCAGATCGGTGTTGCCGGCACTTTTTGCGAGCCCGTTAAGAGTGGTTTGAACGTTGCGCTGCGCTTCAAACTTTTTATTCATCATATCCTCCACATGCTCGCTGTTGGTGCGTTGGGTTGCTCCCATACCAGATGACCAATAGAGCCTTTCCGCATCCTGGAAAGTTTCGAGACGCGGGCCGGGCTTTGTGCATCCGACTGCTGCCGCAACCGACAAAACTGTTATAATACGAAGCATGACACTCTCCTTAAAATCGTTTGGCACAACCTCAATATATTAATCAGAAAATTTATCAAGTGGCTTTTGTGCGATGTTGGATAAATCCTAGCCTCAAAAACAACATACGACTATGTTGAAGTGCGCGCGGGTTTTGAGGGGCTTGGATGGCAACGGTTCAGCAAGTTAGCGAGGCTGTTTATCGGGCCCGGTTTGAAGATCAAGCCAGCGCTGGCGCTGCTGCCGCGACCGCTGCCGTCGAGAAATACAACACCGCGATAGATGCTGGCGAAACGGTTGTTACCCGCGCTGCGTCCCGGTCTAATGCTGTCCTGAAACAATGGGATGACCAGGGGAAGGCTGCCGCGAACCTACAGCGGCTCATTACCAATCTATCGGCTGCCCAGGCTGGCCAGGCCGCGGACGCCGCAACGGGCGGATCAAAACAAGAAAACTACGCGCGAGCCATTGCTAACCTATCTGCAGCTGTAGATACAGCTCGATCCAAGCTAGACGCGCTCAAGGTTTCGACTGACATATCCAACGCAGCTACGACGGGTGCTGGCACGGCAGCAGAGCAAGCCGCCGCCCGAATGGTGGCAATGGGCACGGCAACCGATCGAGCCACGCAGGCACAGGCCGCATTCAACGCTGCTACAGGCGTTCAAAAGTCAGGCCGTAGTTACGAGCAGGCGGCTGCCGATATCGCTACCTATGGCGTCGAGATGGACAAGCTACGGGCCAAGTATGACCCGCTTTTCCGTGTATCGAAGGACTATGAGACTGCACTAGGCGATATCGATAAGGCACAAAAAGTCGGCGCGATCAGCTCGGCTGCGGCTGCATCTGCAACGGGCCGCGTCAACGATGCATTCGCACAAGGCAAAAACGTTTATTCCGCCGCGACTGGCACATTAAACGAGGCGACAGAAGGCCACCATAAATTCAGCCTGGCCACTGCCGGCTCGCTTCGTGAATTGCTCGTATTGGGCCATGAGATGAGCCAGGGCAACTTCTCCCGGTTCGGTGGTTCGTTGTTCGTGCTTGCCGAGCGTAGCGGTGGGCTGGTGCCGATCTTCCAAACTATTACGTCGACCGTCACCTCAATGAGCGGCATTTTCGGCATTTTTTCAGTTGCAGCTATTGCCGCTTTCGCTGCTGTGGAGGTCGTGGCCAATTCGCAACAGGGCAGGCTGGCTGATCTACGGACTACATTGCGCGAAACCCAAAGCGACTATGCCAATTTGGCCAACGTAGTGGAAGCGACAGGCCAGAAGGTCGCCTCGACCTCAAATCTAACGGTTGCAGCGGCAACTAAGGCGGCTGAAACCATACAATCGAGCAAGTATTTCTCTGGCACATCCGACGATCTCGAACGCTTGACGCGCGATTCTGCGGACCTTGGGCGGGTGCTAGGCGGCGACGCTACCGCTGGTGCCAAAAAGCTATCAGAGGGCATGAGCGACACGCTCAAGACGGCGCAGAGCCTAGCTGCGAATGGTATGCGGACGCTGAACGCTTCGACATTGGAGCAAATCGAGGCATTCCAGACTGCAGGCGATCGTAGCAAAGCTTTTGCTGTTCTATTGGGCGCCGTTGAGGCTGCAACCAAGGGTGCAGCGCAAGATGTCTCTCCGCTGGCCAAGGCGTGGGAAGAGTTGGGGCAACAGTTTACAAGCAGCTCTACGAAGGGACATAGCTTTTCTGAGTGGCTTGCAAACGATTTGGCTAATGCGATCAAAGGCATTACGGAAGGAATACTTCTTCTTAAAAACGCGATGCAGGGTCTAAACGACTTTCAAACCAATTTGCAGAATGGTGCCCGCGATCTTGTTGGACTCGGACCGATGCATACTGGTCAGCAAGGCGGGCAGGCGCAAGCAACTACATCCGCATCCAAGGAGGCATTCGTTGCAAATTGGTTGGATGCTGCGACCAAGGCTGGGCAACAGCTTGGGGTCAGTCCCCAAACGATTTTGGGTCACTGGGGCGTTGAGTCGAATTGGGGTAAGTCGCTTTACGATAACAACCCCGGCAACATACAAGCTGGCGCTGGGTATACTGGCGCGACAACGGTTCGAGGCGACACGCACGCCGACGGCTCGGCATACAAAACACAGTTCCGCGCTTACAGTTCACCGTCAGAAGGTGGACAGGCGTATGCCGATTTCATTCAAAATAATCCGCGCTATGCTGGCGCATTGAACACGAACGATAACGCCTTGGCATACGGCGGCGGATTGCGGCGTGGCGGATACATGGAAGATGCAGGGGCCCCGGATAAGATCGCAAGTGCTGCAGCAAGTCTAAAAATTCCGTCTGGCATGGTCAACGAGGCTAGAGCCCTAAACGATGAAATGCGGGATTTGGCTAAAAACGGCATCGAGATCAAGAATAACAGGCTAGACGAAGAAATCGACAAGACTGGCAAGGCTATGGTTGCCGAGGCTGCAAGCGGCGGCACGACCAGTGCTATGTATCGAGGGCTTGAAGAGCACCAGCGCACGCTAACCGCCGAGAGATACAAGAATGTTGATGCGCAGACGGCAGCAACCAGGGCTGAGGAAAGCGCACTTGCTGCCAGCGCCGGCTTGACGGCTGGCGAACAGGGATTGAATGCAGAGCTTGAAAAGCGCCGACAAATAGCTCTTACGACTGGTTCGCCCTTTGGTCCGGTGCAAGAGCAGCAGGCAACGCTTGATTACTTGGCGAAGCAAAGCCAATCGCTTGAACGCGTCGCCTACCAGATGGGCGAAACTCAAAACAATAATGCACAAATGGCGGCGGCCTATAATAAGGGCAGCGAAGCCGTCTTGAATGCTACAGCCAGCCAAAAGGCGTGGACTGAAGCGGAGAAGGCTTTCCCAGCCAGCGTGGCCCAGCAAGCGGAAGCTGTGGGCACTCTGACTAAGGCTTATAGGGACCAGGCGCGCACAGCGGCAGAGGCGGCTACCGCGCAACAGAATGCGGGAAGCCGAGACAACCTCGCTTTGATCGCGGGTGAAACCCAAAGCATCGGCATGAACTCGGATGCGCGCGACAAGCTCATTGCGACGATGAAAGCCGAACAGGAGATGCATCGCCGGTTCGGTGACGTCCTGCCGCAAGAAGCGCAAGATTATATCAATTTGGCAGCGTCTACGGTCGAGGCGCAAAACCGACTGACCCAAGTGCAAAACAGCTTTACCGACTTCCAAAATATCGGCGTCAATGCCTTCAATTCGGTGGGCGACGCCATCGTCCAGGCGCTTACCCAGGGCACGAACAAGACGATCAACTTTGGCGATGTCTTCAAGGGCGTGCTCGCCAGCATCATAAAACAGCTCATGCAGTTGGCTGTTATCAATCCGGTTCTTAACAGCTTGTTTGGCGGCACTCGAGGAACGCTGGACAGTGTAATGGGAGCGGTTGGCGCCGGTGGCGCAGCATCACTTGGGGGTGCGTCTGCAACAGAGGCTTCTGGTTTCAGCGGAGCTGGCGCCATGATGGACGTTGGCAAGCTGCTGATTGGTGGCTTGGCAACGAGCGGTGGCTTGGCCGCCGGTGCTACAGGGATGTTCGGCAACGCAGGCAGCGCGACGACTGCAGCACTAAACGGTATGGGTGGTGCATTCGGGCCGGCAACCGCTGGCGAAGTCGCCACGCAAAGCATTTCCCAAGGATTGGGTATTGGCGCCGACACTGCGGGAACGATCGGCACAGCCGTCAGCAGCATATCGTCGGCACTACCCTACATCGGCACGGCAATCGGTGTCATTAGCAGCGTTGCCAAAGGCGACTATCGCGGCGCTGGTTTGATTGGTGCTGGCGCATTGGTCGGCTCGATCATCCCCGGTGTTGGTACTGCTATCGGTGCTGCTGTCGGAGGTCTTATCGGGTCGATGCTGCCTAACCACCCGAAGAACCCGTTCATGCAGGTTGACGAAGGCGTAAGAGACGGTCACCTGGCCGATTTGAGCCACGCCTCACAGCTCGAAGATGTGACGGGGACGCTCAACAACGTTAGAACTTATAACGACTCGATCAACAAGTTCCTCGATACTGCGCACATCATGATCGCCAACGACAATTCGCGTATCGGCATGGTCGGCGACTTGAAAAACATGACCAAAGACGTTACAGAATTGTTCCAGACGCTGACGTTCAAAAGCGACAGCACGGTCAATCCGAACAGCAACCTCGGACGTGTGGAGGCAGGGGCATTAGGCGTTGACTCCGGTGGCACCAAATACATGAAGCCTGAAGAGCTGCAGGCAGACTTGGTGAAGATCGCGACGTTGACGGCTAACCTCGATGCACTGGGCGTCCAACTGTTAAGCGTTGGCCAGCACGTCAACGGTATCCAAATCGCCAGTGTGGATAACCCTACCGGCAGCGATTTCCGAACGGCGTTGTCACACGATTTGCCAGGGCAGACGTTCAAAGATACCGACGCTTTCCTCGCTGAGATCAATAAGGTAAATCAGTTTGTAAACGGCACGATCCCGGCATTGCTCGACCCGGTCGCGAACACGTCAAGCCAGTTGCAGACGCAAATTCAAGGGCTGGTGAAGACCTACACGGATGCGATTGCCCTAGCACAAAGCTACGGCCTAGCCACCGATGGACTGACCGCAGCACAAGCTAAAGCCATCGCCATACTACAGGCGCCGGATGTGCAAAAGCTTACTTTAAGCAACCTCGCGATAACCAAGCGCGGTGAAACAGCTCGAGGTGAAAGTACCACTCAAACTGATTTGCAAAGCTTCGATATCCAGGCGCAGCAACAGAAAGATGCTTTGAAGCAACAGTATATTGACATCTATGGGTCGTTGATCCCTCCGGCAAAAGAGTATGGTGCGGCATCGATCACGCTGGATCAGACGCTATCGGCGGAACGGCTTAAGATCGCACGGACGACGGCGGGTGGCGTCGTTCAAACTGAACAGCAGATTGCGGCGGCTCGCCAAGCTGCGGTGCAAGCTGAGCGGACGTCGTTCGATAACATTTTCAATTCTTTGGAGAAGTTTAACTCAATCCGTGCGCGACAGTCTGCTGTCATGGGTGATTCAAAAGACGCGGACCTGCTCAACTTTGACAGCTCGGCGCAAAAAGAGGCGACTGCTTACGCGCGCCAGTTGGTCGATACTTATGGCGATGCGTTCTACAAAACGCAGGACTACAACAACCGGATTTCTGAACTTGAGACTGTCCAGGGCGAAGAGCGGTTGGCAATTATCAAAAAGTATGCCGACCAGGCGAATGCGGCGCAAGTGCAGGCTGCGGCGCAGGCGAGTGCTGCGCAGGCGCAAGCTCTTAGCAACGCACAACAGCAGGTGGGTGGCGTGATCACTTCGCTTACCGCTTATGCCCAATCAATCCAGACTGGCGCGGCCAGCCCACTATCAGCTCAATCGCAATACAGCTTGGCGAAAAATCAGTTCCAAGCTGTCAGCAGCGCAGCCGGAGCCGGCGATTTCAATAGCGCGCAAAAGCTGCAGAGCTATGCGCAAACCTTGCTCAGTGCGAGCCGCACTGTGAACGGCTCTGGTACGGGGTATGCGAGCGATTACAGCGCAGTTTTGACGGCTTTGCAGGGCGTAGCGAACGCTGGCTCAGATGCATTGACTAACTCGGCGCTCATCGAGAGCACAAAGACGCAGACGGCGGCGCTGTCCACTAAATTTGACGAATTGAAAGTAGAGATCGTAGCGCTTCGGCGTGAGTATGCGCAGCAGAAACGGGCATAATGTGTTGCGCCAAACGGTTTTCCTGGCGTATGTAGCCTAGAAATGGCAGGCATCTTCCATACAGTAGCTTTACCGCTTCGGCGCTACGCTGGGCAGGCTCTGTCATGGCAGTCGCAGGACCCGACGACCATCCGGACGTGCCGACTTGATTGCTCCGCATGGCTTAAAGATGCTGGCACTACGATCGCCAGCGCATCCGTTCTGGCCGATGCTACAATTCAGACTGGCGGATTTGGCTTTGATAGCAAAACAGTTTGGCTGACCATTCAAGGTGGCACGCCCAACACCTATCCGGTTGTTTCATTTCGGCTTGTCCTGGCAGATGGCAACCGCGAAAACGTCAATGTCATCGCCCCGATCATCAACCTGCATCCCGTCATCCCTGATGATGCGGTGACGGTCGGCGGGCAGGCTGTGACGGCGGCATTCCGCCCCATCGAAATTACCCAAATGCCGCCGATAGAAGGTGGTGCAGAGGCCAATGACCTTCTATTGCTAGTGCGCCCTGGCCAGGACGCTGTTGTCGGCTCTACAAGCTTTGCTAGCCTGTTCTCCAGGGCGAATGGTGCGAACGTTCCGATGCTGGCTGGCGCGAACATCAACGGGCACCGAGCGCTTATGTTCGATGACACTGGCGCGGTGGTTCATGCCGATCCAAGCCAATACTATTCCTTTGCTGGCATTTCGACGCAAGCCGCGTCTGCTGGCACGTCAGTCCTGGTAGCGGTTACCGGATTGCTGGTTGAGCCGTCCTGGTCCTGGCAGGCGCATGACACGATCTTTGTTGGTCTGAATGGTGTCCTCTCGACGCAACCCCCGTTAGCAGGGATTGTTCAACAAATTGCTGTTTCCGCCGGTCCAACTGCGTTATTAATACAGCCGAACCCTTCCATCCTTCTGAATTAAGGAAACAATTATGGCTACTCAGCGGTTGATTGCTTTGGTTGCCAACAAGCTGGCAGAGTACGTTCCTATCTTGTTGAGCGCTGGCGTTAGCAGCTCTGGTAGTGTTGCCGCCTTGGACGGATCGGGCCGGTTTGATATCAGCTTCATGCCAACCGGGCTCGGTGCGGATGTCGCTACCATGACGGCATCGGAAGCCATTTCGGCCGGTGCATTCGTGAATATATGGAGCAACGCTGGAGCCTTCGCTGTCCGCAATGCGGATGGGGCGGTCGCGAACAAGCAAGCCGATGGCTTCGTGCTGAGTGCGATTGCCAGCGGTGCGTCTGGCTTGGTGTATTTCCAAGGCATCAATACCGCTGTCACTGGACAAGTGCCAGGACTCGTGTTCCTTTCGGATACCGCTGTAGGTGCTGCTGCGACGATGGGCGCGACCATTGCTGGTCATACTTTCCAGCAAATCGGACTGGCTTTGACCGCAACCACCATACAGTTTGATCCGGAGCCTGCGATACTCCGTGCATAAGCCACGATGGCTAATCGCAAACCACTTGTTCTAGACGCTCGCGCGGTTCAGGAGATCGCTGCGGGCGACACTCTCGTTACGTCGACGGTGCCGACAGGAGATAGCAGCAACGCAGTCGCCACCACGTCATTTGTAAGCACGGTTAAGGGTGGCGTGACTACGGTTAACACCACGGGAGGCACTACGACTTTAACGGCTGCTCAGTATGGCAACAATACCATAATCGTTACGGGCACGCTCACCAGCGCTGCGGTGGTCGTGCTGCCGAATACCGGCAATTGGATCATTGTAAACCGATGCACGGGTGCCTTCTCTGTTACAGCCAAAACGTCTGCCGGCACTGGGATTGTTTGCGCAAGTGGCTTGACTGCCTATCTCATAGCCGATGGAACAAATGTTGTAGTTGCGGGAAGTGACCTTAGCTCGACCGCTAATCCATCCTTTACAGTTGGATCAAACACGCAGGCGGCGACGGCAGCCATCACACTCAACACTGCGACGGCGCAATTTCGAGGTCTTTTATATCAAACTGCCGGCATTATGCGCTGGGCTATCGAAGTGGACAGCACAGCAGAGACGGGCGGTAACGCTGGCGCAAATATTGATCTTGCTCGATTTAACGACGCAGGCGCGTTTATCGACAAACCATGGGCAACTAATCGTGCGTCTGGACAGACCACCATTACTAACCTTCTTGCCAACTCGTTGGCAAGACTAACAGGGACGGGTTTAACAACCGCCGGCACAACCCAGGCCACCGCTTTAGTTCTTACTAATCTCGTTAACGTACTAACAACAGTTGCATCTGGTTCGGGTGCAAGTTTGCTAAATACTAATCCGGCTGCTGGGCAAAGTGTTGAAATTCTTGTGGTTAACCAGGGTGCAAACCCTGCAAACATATTTCCAATTTCCAATGCGAGAGTTGACGCTTTAGCGATAAATGCCGCATATGTTCTGGCAGCCGGCGCTACAAAACGATTTGTGCAAACCAGTGCGACACAGTATTATTCGTGCTGATCGGCGCAAAGGCTTTACCAGCCTTGTGTTTTAGGCTGCAAGAGTGTAATTAGTTGTGGCAAAGGATGGGCAAGCATGGAAAATCTGTTGCTAGCTGTGTTGCACGCTTTCAAGGATCATGCAGCTAGCCTTGCGACCGCCGACGATGTTCGGGGACTTCACCAACACGTTCAACATATGAAGGAAATGTTTATGGCACTCGACCCGAAGATTGCGGAGCTGTCCGCTAAGGCTGATGAGATGAGCGCGAAGCTCGATAGCGCTGCACAGCGCGACGCCGTGCAGATGCAAGCTCTTGCGGATGTGCGAGCGCAGCTCGACGCCGTAAAGGGCACCGTTGCCAATCTGCCTGTCGATACCACTGCGGCGGAAACAGCTATCGATGGCGTTATTGCCAAGATGACTGCGGCGGAAGCCAAGATCGAAGCACTGGACATTCCGCCTCCGGTGACCGCGCCGTCTCCGGTTGTCGTGCAGGCCCCGCCTGTTGAGCAGGCTCCGATGGTTCCTCCGGTTCCGGTTGATCCGGCATCGCCGCCGCCGCCCGATACCAGTGCGCCAGCGCCGCTTGTCGATCCGGCCGTTCCGGTTGTTCCAGTCAGCCCATCTGCTCCAATTGCGGTTGACCCGGCGGTTCCGGGTGCGCCCACTCCGGTTCAGGCGACTACGCCTGATGCTCCGTCCGCGCTAGTCTCGGTGGACCCGTCCACTCCGGCTGCCCCGAACGCCTAAAGCATTTGAAGGGCGGTGTTAACAGCGCCGCCCACAAATTTCATGGTCGATTACGCAATATCTCTGGTTCCCAAAAGATGGTGCGATGCCAAGAACGCCATCCATTTCACATTGACGGTGATCATGGGTGGGTTTGGGGCTGTTTTGGCTTTATCATCCGACACGTCTGCTGTCCGACCATATTTTTCTGTAATGACGAACATTGCATCTGAAAACTTTTGGGCTATGGCTTTTTTGTTTGTGACGTCGATCGGCCTCATTGGTCTATTTACGTCATTTCGGGTTATAAAATTCATTTCCGTCCTAGTGCTGGCAAGTGCACATGGTGCCATTGGGTTGTGCTTTGCACTTGCTCCGGTTTTTGTGCCGGGCACTATAACGTATATTGCTATCGCTGGGCTCGGCTATTATCTCGCGTGGCGACGCACGGTTGAATGGTTTTAAGGCTCGCGGCCTTACCCAGAATAAGCTAAATTTAGTTTATGTCTGAGAACGCATCTTCTAGCGCATGGTGGGTGCCAATTCTGGCATTCATTCCAACTGCCGCGAGCGGCTTGTGGATTGCCTGGACGCAAATACGCGAACGCAAAGACAAAAACAAAACCGAAGGGACGGTCCGCGAACAATCGCTAATGCACGAGCTCGACTTGCAGCGCGCTGCAGCTTCCAAGGAAGCTGCAGAGCTATTCGAGCGTGTGAAACTTGAGCTTGCCAGGCGCGACGCAGAAGCGGCTCGCAAGGACACCAGAATTGATGTTTTAGAAAAAGAGGTCAATGCCTGGATAACTATTGCTCGTGGCTGGCAAACCAGGGCTTTCACTCTGCAATATGCGTTATTCAACGCCCGCCAAGACTTGAATGGGTTGCGTTTCAAAGGCGGTTTGTCTGAACTCTCATGGGAAGAACCTGTAAAACTGCCATCCAGGCTGGATACGCCAGAATGAGAATATGCTCCTGGAAATCTCGTTTGCTGCGTTGGGAGGACGCCAAGGTTGAATTATGGTCAGCTCTAACGGCTCTGGCGTGGTCCAATTGGCTTTTCTGGCATAACAACGCTCTCTATGGGAGTATCAGCTATGCCGTAACAATCAAGGTATTAAATGAAAACCGTTGGGAGCTAGCAGCCGTCCTTACTGGATTGACGCAAATCGCTGCGGTAACATTTGGATTGAAATGGGCTCGCATAACTGCATGTGGAGTAGCCGGATGGTTCTGGATTACACTTGGCTATTCCTTCTTTTTGAGCGGCTCGACGGCGCCAGGTTCTATTCTCTTCCTTGGTTGGGGCTGCGCCAACCTACATGCGATGTCAATGGTAATAAGGCGGAAATTAAGTATATTGGACGTTGTGGATAAAGGAATTTGATATGCTCAGTTTTGCAGTGTTCGGATGGATTTTCTTGCCTTTGGTGCTGGCAGCATTTGCGGGAGTTGCCGCGTTCCTGATCCGTGAGCATCTTCTCGACGTTCGCTGGTATGCAGCCATTACCCGCGCCGGCGGGGTGGCCTACCAATCGTTCGTAGTAGCTGGCAAGGTGATCAGCGACAAGTCCGCCCTCGCTGCTGCTGCCATATCCGGTGCGCAGTATCTGCAGGATCAAATGGCGGAACAGATCGCTAAGCGCGGTGTGACAGCGGCTGGGCTGCAACAGATCGTTTCTGCCGAGCTTGGCAAACTATTTGCGGCTGATCCGTCTGTCTCGGTTAGCAATACAAGTTCAGTTATGGCAATCGCCGCTCCAGGGCGGGAAGCAACGGCCACAGTAAGCGATGTGCCGCCGTCCAAGGGCGACGTGGCCAAGATTACGTCTATGGTGCTAGCAATTACGTTCCTGTTGAACGTGTGCTAATCTCAGTCGATTTCTTAAAAAAGATTGGAGTGCGGGGGCCCGAGCAATGGGCTGGCCCGCTTTCTGCGTCATGCGCGGCCCAGGGCATTACGACCGGGCCGCGCATTGCTGCGTTCTTAGCCAACGGGCTTTGCGAAACTCAAATGCTGACCAAAGTGGTCGAGAACCTGAACTACACACCATCAGCGTTGCTAGCTCAGTGGCCAAATCACTTTCCAAATAATGTCGCGCAAGCTGTTGGACGAACGATCGATCATCCGGCAGATCAGTTCAGGATAGCCGAATACGCCTATGGCGGGCGCTATGGAAACGGCAACCGTGGAACTGGCGATGGCTGGCGATACCGGGGACACGGGCTATTCAACACCACATTCAAAGCTAATTACCTCGAGCTCGCCAAATCGATCGGTTGGCGCGATAGCATAGAAGCGCTGCCGACTTTTCTTGAGACCCCAACCGGCGCCTGCACCTCAGCAGTGCTATACTGGCAATCACGCAATTGCAATTTGTATGCCGATCACGGCGATATTGCCGGCGTGCGACGCTTGATAAACGGCGGATTGATCGGCCTACCAATCGTCCGACTCTTTTTCCAGAACATTTTCGGCAACATGAGTATGGTCCCGACTGTCGAGACGCCGACCGAATCGCTTAACCAGGCCAGCTTAGCGAAAGCGCGGGCACAATGACAATTCTACAGGGTGCGGAGGCGGCGGCAATTGCGGGCGTGAAGGGTGCTGCCGCAGGAATGGCATTAGGACCGATAGGAGCGGGCGTGGGGGGCTTGATTGGCATTGCCTCGTCTCTCCTATCCGTCGTGCTGCCAGAAGCCGCTAAGCCTATGCTACAAGCCGCCGCCGCGGCTATCACGGGTCAAGTCACAGAGGATGCACAAGCTGCCGCCATCGTCACGAGTCCAGACATGGCACAAAAATTCCATGTGGAAGCGCTCAAGATCGCTCAGAACATTGATGAGCAGAAAGAGCTGACACGACGGGCTGAAATTCAAGCTGCAGTCAAAGACTTTCAAACTGCCACTGCCGACACGGCGAACGCTCGAGCGACCTCTGCGCAATACGCTCAGATGGGGAGTAAGCTACAATGGGTGGCGCCTGTAGTTAGTATCGTGGCGACGGTCGGTTTCTTTTTTGCCTTTGCCGTACTGATTTTAACGCACGGCGAAATGGATGCCAACCGGACCGCCATGGTCAATATTTTGATCGGCGGACTTGGCACTGGATATACGACCGTCCTGGCGTTTTGGCTGGGTTCAAGCGCTGGCTCGGCACGTAAGACGGAGATGCAATACAATAGCGTTCCAGCGCACCTGCTGCCCGTGCCACTGGTTCCAGCTGAAGATGCCAAACCATCCACTGCGCAGCAGGATGCCGAAACAGATGGTGGATTGCGCTAGGCTCTCTTCCTATCTGCCGCCTCATCATTGGCCGCGATCAGCCGGCGCTCGCAAGCCAGCTTTGCACCCTTGAGAGTAGATGCGCTGTCAAACGAGTAAGGCACAAATCCATGGCCTGCCACAGCCTTGCTGGTTTTCGCAATCCAGTTGTCGCCCTGTTTGTCGAGCACAAAGCGTAAGGTCGGCCTATTTGCCGTTGCTGCTGCTGTAGCAACCCAGGCGCCTGGGTTTTTCCGCTTGAACTGCAGAGTATCGGGCTGCATCTGATCAGCGAATGACATGACTGCAGTGGTGATCCTGGCAGCCTCGCTGTGCCGAGCTTCTTTGTTCTGCTCAAACATCTTCTTCCGACACTCAGTCGCCGAATGATAATCGCCATATTCGGTGTAAACCCGCTGCGCCAGCCGCAGATACTCCGTGCTGCTACCTAGGGCATTACGTTCCCTAAAATGGTCTGCAAGTTGTGTCAAGCCTTTGGCAATGACAAACAGGTCGTTCGGTGTGAACGTGTCACCATTCCTGGTAAATTTACTTTTATCCATAAAAACCTACCTCTTTTTGCATCCGGCACAAAGCTGTTGGACGCAACAGGTATGGTATAAAGTATATCATAAATCAAGTGATAAATTCTTAGTTGTTTTTGTGTTCTAATCTATACACCATCACAAAAAAAAGAAGGTTGGTGGCCTGCAACCATAAATTGCAGGCCACCTCAAAATCAGTTTTGATCGGTGATGTCGAACGCATCGCCAACTGCAATGCGTGCCTTCTCAATGGCGAGCCGGGCACGGGCATTGATGCGCGTGTCGACTTCCATCTTCTCAAGGCTCTTAACCATGAGGTCGAGCGCGGTCAGAGCGTCGCTTTTGGCGTCGGTAGTGACTGGTGACACAATGGCGGTGACACCTGGGATAGATGGCTCTGGCTCTTTGGCGACAGGCTGAGGATTCGCGCTAGCGACCTTCTTTGCCGCCGCCTTGGTGCCCTCGACCTTGGCCAGCTCCTTTGGTGTTACTTTGGCTTTGCCATCAGCCTTAGCAGTTGTGACGGCCTTTTCCAACACTTCGGTTGCATCTTCGCCTTCGCTGCGAACCGTCTTGACTGCCAAGCTAGCAGACACCGCACCAGCTTCGATCATTTCCTTGATCGGCTCTGGCACGACATGCAAGGCCAACATGTCGCGCACATGCTGCCACGATACACCAACACGCTTGGCAATCTGTTCCTCTGACCAACCGTATTTAGTCAGCCGAGCGTAGACCATGGCTTTTTCAATACCAGTTAGCGGCTTGCCGCTGTTGCTAGTGATGAGGTCAAGGTCTCGATCTGCATCACTGGTGTTGCGCAGTTCTGGCATACAAGGAAGTGTCTTGATCTCGACGCCAGCATCCAAAAGCAGCTTTACGGCAGCAAGCCGGCGATGGCCTGCCACCACGACAACTTCATTTTGGAGCAAACGAATGGTTAGCGGGGTCCGAACGCCATTATGGCGAATGCTTTCAATTAGGCCCTTGTCATCTTCATCATTGACGGGATCAAACTTGCGAACGTTGTAGGAAGGATCGACCATGATAATAGCCGGGTTGATAGACAGCAAATCACTACGGCCAGAAGCCACGTCCTTGAGACTCATCGGGGCATGTCCTTACGGGGTTAAAGACCGGCACCCTCGCCGGCTTCAAGAACATGAAACTGCGCTGGCCGGCTGTCAACCGATAAATTAAACGATTGTGGTTAGCAGCAAATAATTTATCCGGATAGCCTCGGCATCATTAAACTCAAGAGCACGGTCGGCTTTTGCCAACCGCTTCCTGATCATGTCGGCCCGTAGCTTGGGCACCCGCGGCAAAACGGATTGTCGAATCCTGGTTAGTTCGGCGCGGAGCTTGGCTTTGTTTACCCTAGAGTTAGTCAAATTAGCATCCCCAATGAGTTACCCATTCTGGCTCGCCTTCTGGGTGATATGGATGCAAGGTCTCATTTAGCTGCTGTTCACCTCTGGGAGCTGGATATACCCGAACAGGACATTGGTGCTGGTCCGGTGAGGCTTCCTTTTCGCGTTTCGCAATCTCACGTTGAAGATACCAAGTGGCTTTGCGCAAATCCTCAAGGCCAGCTTTCATATCGGCACGCCATATGTATTTGAAGGCGTTACCTAAATTAAATCCCATATGCTCGGTAATTTGGATACATTCAACACCTGATGGATGGGAAGTGTAATGGTCAGGATGATTAACCGGATTGTTCATTGATAATATCTTTTGCCTCTACACCCACATGACTTCTGCTTCTGACTTGTAAGCTAGAATTCGGCACCGATTAGCTAGAGACCGCATACCACGAGCATCCAACTCGTATATGAGTTTATACATTTGCATTATGTCAAAAGCATTCATGTGCCATCTCCAGCGGCGATCATACGATGCACAAGTTTCAGCGCCGATTGCTGAAGCTCAAGGCGAGTTACGTTAAGACTGTCCCTGGCAGCGCTCCAGGCAGCGCTCCAGGCAGCATCCCAGGCAGCGGTCGCGGCAGCATCCCCGGCAGCATCCCTGGCAGCACCCTTGGCAGCATCCCTGGCAGCGCTCCAGGCAGCGCTCCAGGCAGCGCCCCAGGCAGCGGCCCCGGCAGAATCCCCGGCAGCATCCTTGGCAGCATCCCTGGCAGCATCCCAGGCAGCGTTCCAGGCAGCATCCCTGACAGCGCTCCAGGCAGCATCCGCGGCAGCATCCTTGGCAGCATCCCTGGCAGCATCCCTGGCAGCATCCCAGGCAGCATTCCTAGCAGCGCTCCAGGCAGCGCTCCAGGCAGCATCCCAGACAGAATCCCTGGCAGCATCCTTGGCAGCATCCCAGGCAGCATCCCTGGCAGCGCTCCAGGCAGCGGCTGCATCTAATTGCGCCGCTTCCAATGTCGATACCAAGGACGGACACTGAACAAAATCCGTTATCTCGGGTAAGTTTTCTAGAGCGCTCGCTTGCGTGTTCAATCTAGCCAAACGCAACCACGCCGGCGTATACGAACGAACCAGCCAGTCAACCGCCATTATCGCACGTCGCCGCTCCAGAGCGGGATTCCCGCGCGTTCCAATTACCAGTGAAATCAGCGGGCGCAGTAAAGTGTCTCGCTCATCATCCGAAAGTCCATCGTTCCACAAGCGAAGAAAGTCACCTATGACAGGACAAACGCATTGGGGATGATCGGACCATGGTTCGCCTGCTACATAAGCAACCGCTTCCATAACGCAGGCACCTTTTGATAAATCGTCGTGCGCACCTCCATCAAGAACGGGAATAGCAGACAAACGAGTTAAATCGATTGAATTCACTGAATTGCTCCTTTTTCAACAGTTGCTAGAACCTGTTGCGCCAGACCCTGAACGTGCGCCAGGGCGTCGTTGCCCGACAAACCCATGCGCGCGACGCTCGACGGGAAGTGGGCGATCTGGCGCAAGGCTCGGATCAATGCGGCTGGCGTGTCGTTCACCGCAGGGGCGGGAAGACGTGTCATATCGTTCATCTGTGCATTCCTAGGCCGACCATTCGGCAGAAATCATGCTAACGAACCGATAAATTAAATCAATAGGAATTAATAAGATTTTCGATAAAGAAATTACTTGACGCACGACACACAAATTTTTAGATTTTGCTATAACGTACGTCACAGGAGAGCTAAGATAATGCCGCAGTGTGACTTTTAGGACGCATCTATGCGCAAGAAAGCAACGACAAGAGATTGGGCGACGATTGGACTGTTGTACCTTGGCGGCTGCGCGGTTTGGGCGGTTATCATATCAAGTGCAGTAGCTATGTTCAAAGCGGTGATATAGTGAATGATAATATAGATGCAGATGTTACAATAAAGGATAAGGTAAATCGAGCTATTTTTGGAATACTCGATTTGATGGCAACGCAGGGACTTGAAAACGAACGGGGCACGATCATTCTAGCGCTCTCTGGCATCATCGGCTCGATTGCCGCGCAATCCATCGATCCACAATCGACTTTAGATTTCGCTAAGGATACAGCAGCACATACCATGAAAGTTGAATGCGCGCTTGTTAACGCTCCGGTGGCGAGCGGAGTGAATTAGGCATGTCGGCCATAATAGGTTCAGTAGCCGAGGCGGCTACTAAAGTATTTGGGGATTTTATCGGAACTAAAAAATACGGCGTTATTTATGCAGATCCACCATGGGCATTCAAAACTTTTAGCACAAAAGGGTTGGGCCGAAGCGCAGAAGCGCATTATAATTGCATGAATATAGATAGTATTAAAGCGCTGCCAGTTTCTGAATTAGCTGCAAAAGACTGCGTTCTTTTGTTGTGGGCAACCGATCCACTGTTGCCGGCAGCATTCGATATGATTAAAGCTTGGGGATTTGATTTTAAAACAATCGGCTTTTATTGGGCCAAGACAAACAAGAATGCGCCAAAACACTTCATATCATCAAATGACTTTTTTACTGGAATGGGATACTGGACGCGAGCCAACGTGGAACAATGCGTGTTGGCAACGCGCGGTAAACCGGCTCGAAAGAGTAAGGCGGTTCGTAAGCTGGTAATAGCCCCGCGCCGAGAACACAGCCGAAAGCCAGATGAAATGCACAGTTATATTGAAGCTCTTGTCGACGGTCCGTATCTCGAATTATTTTCGCGAACTAATCGGCCTGGTTGGGACAATTGGGGTGCACAAACTGGGGTGTTTGATCTCAAACAGTTTAATCTGCCAGAACAGCGCCCTGGCGCCGCATTAAATTCAGAGCCGCGCGACGATCAGCCCGGCTAGCGTGCTCGACTAGTGCACGCTCGATGTATTGCGACACAGAACGCCCATCGAACTTGGCCAAAGTAGAAATGGCTTCCTTCAGTTGCGCGTCCATGTGGACAGAAACGACCTCTGACTTTATGCCCATTTATTTCATTCTTTCCTATTGATTTACCCATCAATCCGATGCACATTGCATCTGTTCACAGCTAATGCAAGGGGGAAAAATGCTAATCGATATGCATATGAATGATGCCTTGTTGCTCGCGGTAATTGCAGAACAAAAAGCAGACGAACTCGATGACGGCAAGCTTAAGCAGGGAATACTGCGCATCGCAGCCCGGCTCAATACAGCAGTCGAGGACACGCTACATGCCAATCAAAAGTGTTTCTAACACAGGTTGAAGCTGCATATCTTGCTGAATTAGTGCAAGGTGAAATTGAAGCGCTAAGCGAAAGTAATCCAGAAGCTGCAGGTAGGCTTGGCGAATTGGTCAAGAAGCTGCAAAATGTGAAAAGACAAGGGAGCAAAGGCATTGCCATCAATTAACGACGTAAAGAGGGGCAGTCCTCCGCGGCCGCCTATGACCATGCTGTATGCGGTGCACGGCATCGGCAAGACAACGTTGGGTTCGGAAGCGCCGGGCTCAGTATTCATCCAAACGGAGGACGGTTTCGGGCTGCTCGATCCGCCGACCATGGGGATGCATACGACGTTCGATCAGGTGCTTGAGTCAATCGGCTCGCTTTACAACGATCCGCACGACTACAAGACTCTGGTGCTCGATACGCTGGATGACCTTGAGCAACTGATTTGGACACAAGCTTGCATCGATAACGGTTGGGCAAACATCGCGGCGCCGGACTACGGCAAAGGGTATGCGGCCGCTTTCGATCACTGGAAACTGTTTCAACAAGGAATGAGCGACCTCCGCAATGATCGCGGCATGGGCATCATTCTTCTCGCACATTCTGCAATCCAGAAGTTCGACGCGCCAGAGAGTGCATCCTATGATCGCTACGTGCCAAAGCTGCACAAAGCGGCCTCGGAATACCTGCAAGAAAAAATGGATTGCGTGCTCTTTGCTAACTACCGGGTCTCGACGGTTGAGACTAAAGCGGGGCACGGGAAGAAGGTCACACGCGGCGTTGGTGGCGAGGATCGGGTAATCTACACCGAAGAACGTCCCTCGCATAAAGCTAAAAACCGTTTTGGAATGCCACCCATGATTCCGCTATCATGGGACAGCGTTGCCAAGCACATTCCATATTACACGAAAGGAAGCTAAACTATGGCCGCCCTAGGACAAGCATTCGATGCCAACGTCGTCGAGCCGTCATCGCCTCGAAATGTGATATCGCCTGGCGACTACAAGGCGGAAATCGTCAAATCCGAAATGAAGGATGTTAAGAATTCTTCCAACCAATACCTCAATCTCGAGCTGGCCATCCTCGAAGGTCCTTACAAAAATCAACGTGTTTTCGATCTGCTGAACCTAATCAACAGCAACGCCACGGCAGCGGAGATCGCGGCAAAGACACTATCCGCCATTTGCCACGCTACCGGACAGATGCAGGTATCGGACAGCGACGAGCTGCACTTCAAGCCAATGATGATCAAGGTGGCGGTGCAGCCTGCCGGACCAGACAAGAATGGTGTCATGCGGGACGCTCAGAACAAGGTTAAGGGCTACTTCGCTATTGGCGGGACATCGGGTGTCAAAAAAGCACCGGCGGGTTCTGGCACCCCTGCAGCGAGCGAAGAAACCCCATTCTGGCGGAGGCGGACTAACGATCATGGATAATCCGTTTGACGAGCTGCACCGAAGCCTTGCCATGACAGATTTCTGCACCACGCATAGCATCCGTCGCGACTATTGCCATGAAGATATGCTTAGTCCGTATGAAATCCGGATCAGCAATCGAAACGGCAGCGAATGGGCAACATATAAATCCATTGACGGCTATATCGTGAAGACTGGCGAAGTCGACCGGCCTGCATAATGGTTGCGTTGCCAATCACGATTGCCATTGATCCTACGCTCGAAGCGGCAGATGCCGCCATGGTCTTAATCAGCAAACGTGAGCGGCGGCGTAGCTATCTCGGCATGTCATCCATCGGTGATCCGTGTTCGCGGAAGTTGTGGTATGGCTATCATACTACGCATCGCGAGGTGTTCACGGCGGAAACGCTAAAGCGGTTTGCCGATGGACATGCTTCGGAAAATGTAATGGCTGATCGGCTGCGTCTGGTGGACGGCGTTACTCTGATGACGGTCGATCCAGCCACGGGGAGGCAATGGGAGCTGACCGACTTTGACGGGCGTTTTGCTGGCCACATGGACGGAAAGATCATTGGTCTGAAACAGGCGCCTAGAACCCTTCACGTCTGGGAGGGAAAAGCCGTCAACGAAAAATCGTTTGAGAAATTCAAGAGCTTGAAGCGGACCTTGGGCGAAAAGAACGCGCTCAAGGAATGGAATGGCGTTTATTGGCATCAAGCGCAGTCATACATGGGCTACAGCAAGCTCACACGCAGCTACATGACCGTCTGCACGCCCGGTGTTCGCGAATGGGATAGCGTGCGGACTGAGTTTGATCCGTTAGCGTTTGAAGCGATCAAAGACAAGGCCAGGCGCATTCTTGATGCGAAGGTGCCTTTGGCCCGGATCAGCAATACACCGTCGTGGTGGCAGTGTAGTTGGTGTCACCATAGAGTAGAGTGCCACAATTTGAAGGAATAATTATCATGCAAAAGATATATGCAGCTTTACGCGGACTTTTGTCCGAAAAAGTGTTAGTTTTATCTTGGAGAATAGCGCCCAAAGAGCATGAAAGTACCAGAATTCTAACCAAGCATCTTAGGGCATACTTTGTTGAAGTGCTTAACAGAGACGCACCATGACGCTCCTACAAGCGTTCTTTGATGCGGCAACTAAGTATCTTGCACCGGACGCCTTTGCCAGAATACTTGCTGCAGCCGAAGAGATCGCCGGACCGTCTCCGATCAAGCGTATCTCAGTGCGCAAGGAACAGCGCATTGACAAGCCGTTTTTGGCAGCTCGAATAGAAGCGACATTGAACGATGTCGGCACATCGTCGCCTATGGGTGCGCATTTTAGCGAGCGCATGGATGAACGGCTTGGGATCACCGTCGGCCCGGCAGAGCTTGGCGAACTGGCGCAACTGGTGCGGCTTGGCGGATCAGATGTGCGCATCCTTAGAACACAACTGCAAACCATTTTACATTGCGAGGTGCAATGGCGCGGCAAGACATTCATAGTAGTGTTCAATCGTTCACGTAACGAGCTGATCACGGCGTATGAGTATCAGGCTCCGCGCGCGCCGCAACATAAGGCGGTGCGGTTTCCCGGGGAACGAAGCCGAAAGCGGTTCGGGGTTCGAAATGTGGAGGAATACGATGAATAAGCCTAATCATATACCTTATTATACATCGCCCGAGGCTGCTTCTGCGGCCGGTGTGAGTTTGGCCACGCTGAAGAATTGGGCGTCGCGCAAGCCGCAAGTCATTTTGATGACTGAGGAGGAGCGCGATCAGTTCGGCCGCGGCCATCCAATTCTCTATAGCCGAGACCGGGTGGTGCAGATCGCTATCACGGCACGGCTTGTTGCCTTGGGCTGGCAGCCGCCAAAGGCAACAACTTTTTTAGAGGCCGTAAAACACTTTGTTCCGACTTCAGATGTGCAATCATTTTTGGTCGCGCGCGGCGGCCGGTGGGCAGGCGACGAAGCGGCCACGCTAATCAATGTCACAGGCACGGACGCAGCCATGTTGCTGCGCGTCCTTATGGACGCTGAGGCTGTTGCCGTCCTGAATCTGAATGCGCTGGTCAGTGGCGTTGAGGCTCGTCTGGTCGAGGTGAAAGAAGCCCGATGAACAAGCCCCCATTGATGCCGCATGGTTGGCTGCATCGACCTGAGCTGGATACACCATTGATCCAACTGCGTCCTTATCAAAGCACAGCCGTAAATTCAGTCTGGAAACATTTTGAGACGAAAACCGGCAATCCTCTTCTGGTTTTGCCTACCGGAACAGGCAAGTCCTTAGTTCTTGCAGCCATAGCCTCGCAAGCTATCCAGGGCTGGCCACAAGAGCCGGTGCGGGTGCTGATCCTGGCGCATGTCCGCGAGCTACTACGCCAGGATCACAAGGCCATATTACAGGTATGGCCGGATGCGCCGGTGGGCATCTATAGCGCCGGGCTGAACCAACGCGACCTCGACGCGCGGATCCTTGTGGCTGGTATCCAATCAATCCATAGGAAGGCGGCGAAGCTGCAACGGGTTGACCTGGTGCTTGTGGACGAGGCGCACCTGATCGGCGCAAAAGAGCAGGGCATGTATCGCCGGTTCCTAAAGGAGCTAAACGAGATCAATGCCGGCATGCTCAAGATCGTCGGTCTTACAGCTACGCCTTTTAGAATGGACAGCGGACGGCTCGACGAAGGGCCGGATGCGATGTTCCAACGAATTTGCTACGAAGCCGACATAGGAGAAATGATTGAGGCAGGATACCTATCGCACCTGGTTAGCGAAACCGGAACCACGCAAATTGACACGTCCGGTGTTGGCACACGCGGCGGCGAGTTCATCGCATCCGAGTTGGAAGCTGCCGTAGAGGATGATGAAGTAAACCGACTTATCGCTCGTGAAATCGTGGCAAAAGGTATTGATCGGGGTTCATGGCTCGTATTCGCCTGCGGCATTCGTCATGCATACACGCTACGGGACATGATTAGGAGCTACGGCATCACGGCCGAGACGGTGACGGGCGAAACACCGGAAGCCGAGCGGGACCGCATCGTTGCCGAGTTTCAAGCCGGACGTATTCGGTGCATTACCAATATGGCAGTTTTTACCACGGGCTTTGATGCGCCGGGAACTGACCTGGTTGCATTAGTCCGACCTACCAAGAGCAAAGGCTTATATTGTCAGATTGTTGGCCGCGGCACTCGACTTGCTCCCGGAAAAGACGATTGCGCTATATTAGATTTTGGAGGGAATATCGCCCGTCACGGTCCTATTGATAGAATCGACGGTCGCAAGCATCGAAAGGACGAAAGCGACGAACCCGGCGCCGCTCCGTTCCGCGTGTGTCCTGACTGCGAAACTCGGTGCGCTGCCGCCGCTCGAACGTGCTTCAACTGCGGACATCCGTTTCCGGCGCCAATCGCAAAAGTCTCTATAGCCTCAAGCAAGCTCGCCATCGTCGCGCGTTTTGCCGAGCCACAGTGGATCAATGTTTCCAAGACGCTCTATGGCCGACACAAGAAAGAAGGCAAGCCAGATAGCCTTGTTGTCACATACGCCTGCGGCCTGGCACAGCACCGAGAATGGGTGGCACTCGAACATGGGGGCTACGCACGTCAAAAAGCGTGCTCGTGGTGGCAACGTCGCGTTCCCGGTCAGCATGTGCCTGCCAACGTGGAAGAGGCCCTAGAGCTCGCTCCTAGCCTGCCTACGCCTATAGCTATTCAGGTCCGCCCGGTAGGGAAATACACAGAGATCGTGGGAGTAAAGTTCTGATGAATAATATACCATTTCGTCATGATGGCAGTGGAAAATTGTTTGAAACGTTTGCAGACGCCGATCGCGATGCGCGACGTTGTGTGCAAAAGAAAATGGAAGACGTTATTCACATTTTCCGCAGTGGCGAAGATCTTGCCCTTGTTCGGCGCGACCTTCGCGGCAACGCCGTAACAGACCTTACTTTTGAGGGATGCAAGTATGCATGACGTCCCCTTCCGACCATCCGCTTGTGCAAGCAATCCTCAAAGCCTGGCCAGGAGCTGTCGTGACAGAGATTAGCAGCAACGAAGTCAACGCCATCATGGCCACAAGCGATGTGGCGGGCGAGTATATGGATAAACTCGACAAAACCGACCTGGCAACCTTGAGCCGAGATGAATGGTTCGGTTTTATCGAGGTCGTAGTCATGGGCTATGCCGATGCAATGGCGAAGCTGCACAAACCGTTTGCTGTCCTGCGATCTAAGGACGACCCAATTTCAGCTGATGAAATACCTTATTAATAGGAGTTAACGACATGGCCACACTTGCAGAGCTACAGGTTCAACGGGCAGCGATGGCGAGCGCTCTAAGCGCTCTGGACGCACAGATCGCTGCAGCACTAGCTAAACCAGTTGAAAGCATACCTGGCACCTACGTCGGAGACACCAAAGGCATCTTGGTAGATAGCGCCGGCAATCGCTGGACAATCTCGACAGCTGGCCTTGTGACCGTCAATGACACGCTAGATAAGACGACGGCGAACGTTGTTGGCCTTTTGGCATGGGGCACTCCTGGCAAACTTACGATGTGGCAGACCAATAAGGCGGGGGGATGGTGGTATGGAACGCCTGGCAAATGGAGCTCACAGCAAAAGGACCCACGCGCCCCAGCCGTCGCCGCAGCTGCTCCAACCGGACCCGCAGCTATCACGGTCGATTTCAGTCGACTGACAGGGAATAGCGTGCCAGCCGGCATGTTCGGCGTCGCCGCGGCTTGGCCGAATGATGACAACTTCTCCGCCATGGGCGATGAACAGTTTCTATCTGCCATGGCGCAGATCATGCCGCGGCTCTACCGCATCAATTGCAACTCCGGTGGCGGCGCCGGCTACTGGTCAGACAATATTTTTCGCAATCCGTCTGCGCCTGACTTCAGTTCCATGCAGCGTTTCTTTGATAACTCCTATCGGTTCATCGCACCAGATGCCCAACTCGTCTGCGGCATCCGACTCAACGGACGCTCGCCAGACGACTACGGCAAGATGTGCTCAGCCATGGTACGTCAGTTCAAGTCGGCACGCGGCAAGACGGGCCAGCTCACGCCACTCTCGGCGATCGAGGTAGGCAATGAAGATGACCAACTCGACATCAACCAATACGTTGCGTTGTATCAGGCGGCAGAGTCGGCGGTCCATGCCATCGATCCAAACATAGCCCTAACCGGAACCGTGGATAGCTACGTGCATTATGACCGCATCCGAGCGCTGGCCAATTCTGCAAACGGTTTGTTCTGGCCCAACTTCCACGCCTACGCCTACTGCAAAGGCGGCAGCGATCCGACACCGAACGACGATCAGCTCATGCAGAATGGCCGTGCGGCAAACGATGTAAAAACGTGCGCTTCTGCACTAGCCGGCACGAAGAATGCATCAGCGCCGATCTTCATGGGTGAAGGCAACGTAGAGTGCGCGGCGCAAGGTGACGGTCGCCAGCAAAATTGCATCGGTGCGGTGTTCTGGGCGAACTGGATCATGGCGATGGTCCAAACCGGCGTGCCAATGGCAGGCGCTGCAATCTGGGAAGCTGGGCGCGATGGTGATTACGGGCTTGTCCAGGGTGGCAACATCTGTCCCAACGGGCGCCTGGTCGCCCGCGGTGGACAGGTGATGGGTGGCAGGGAAGTCGCTGCCACATCGAGCAACGGGGCGCTAAAAGTCATGGCCGTTATGAATGGCGGGCGGTTCGGCGTGATGGTGACCAACCGTTCAGGCGGCGCGATCACGACACCAGTTGCGCTGCTCAATTTGCCGGGCGGTCCAAGTCGAGTTGCACGCCATGAGATTTCACCCGGTGCAATGGGTGGGGTGACTTCGAACATGGGCGTTGCGGATAGCGTTACGTTTCCGGCGACGAGCGTAATGTTTTTGCATAATTGACCGATGGGCGGGCGAAAGCCCGCTCTGACCAAGGACGCGCGCGCAATGTATAAAATCCAGGCCATTCCGACGCTTTACAAAGGCAGGCAATACCGCAGCCGCCTTGAAGCTAAATGGGCGTCGTTTTTCGATACCGTTGGCTGGGCATATGAGTATGAGCCGTTCGACTTAGGTGAGTGGTCGCCTGACTTTTTGCTTAAAACTAACGGTGGCAAGTGCGATGTTCTAGTTGAAGTCAAACCAATCACTCAACGTGATCAAAATGTTTGCAACAAGATGGAACGGGCGGCACGAACGGCTGGTTGGGATAAAGACTTATTGCTGCTTGGATCATCGTTAGCATTAAACCAAAAATGCCTTATTGGCTCTGCAGCGTTAGGATGGCTTGGCGAACGAATGAAAGTAGAAAATTATTATGTGTGGGCTCCAGGTTTAGCAACCCTATTCTATCAATCATCTAATGGATATTTAGAACAGATCGATTTTTGCCACGATTTGATCAGCTATGATGGAAGATTGACTTCGTCTGGTTTAGAAAGAAGCGGGCATCCGCGTTCTTTAGAACGCGAACAAGCCGAACACATCTGGAACCAAGCCGCAAACGCCGTGCAATGGCACAAAAGCAAGCGCTCCTGATACCGCTTGCGCCGGCGCAATAAATTCGTAAGGGTGCCAACGCCGCGCGGTGTTTCCCCCATCGCGCGGCGTCTAACCTTCTAACCTGCCGACCAAAGGAATCAGGTTGATATGGCTGTCATCAATATGTTCACTGCGAACAGCAGTGGCAATGCTAACGTATTTACAAAAGTCATGGGACCCGTTGCTCGCGAGGTGTTGGGCAAACCGACAAAAGAAACCCGGCACGAATTGCGGTTCAGGACCCGCGGAAGCCTGTCCGTGAACCTCGACAAAGGAACATACTTCGATTTTGAAATTGAACGCGGCGGCGGAGTTCTCGATTTCCTGCACAGCCAGCTAGGACTTGAGGTTGCCGACGCAATGGCCTGGCTTGAAGCGCGTGACTTCCTCGATAAACCAGAGCCGCCATCACAAACGCAGCCGCGCCGAGAGGTGGCTACGTATGACTACTTCGACGCGAACGGCGAGCTTGTTTTTCAGGTTGTACGATATGAACCCAAACATTTCATGCAGCGGCGTCCAGACGGACGTGGCGGATGGATATGGAAAACATCTGACATTCAGATGGTGCTCTATCGATTGCCGGAAGTCCTAGCGGCAGTCGCAAATGAGCGGACGGTCTATGTGGTCGAGGGCGAGAAGTCCGCCGATCGACTTGCCTTGTTAGGATTGACGGCAACCTGCAGCCCGCGCGGGGCTGGCGCCTGGAAACCGGAATACGCACCATCGCTAGCGGGTGCGGATATCGTCATACTGCCGGATAACGATCCGCAAAAGACCCGTGCCGATGGCAGCCTTCTATGGCACCCTGATGGCAGTCCAGTGTTGCCAGGGCAGGACCACGCCATGGATGTGGCCAAGAGCCTCCAGGGCGTTGCAAGACGGGTGCGCATTCTTGAGCTGCCAGAATTGCCGCTCAAGGGCGATGTGGTTGACTGGCTCAACATGAGCGGGGATGCGGCGCAACTCACAGCGTTAGCAGAGTCGAGCGCGTTTGAGTTCGCGCCATCAGTCTCAAGCAAAGCTACGACGAAGCCTGTCATTCCATCACTCTTACCCAATGATCTTTTAGACCTCGACGGCCTGCTAGGCAGACTTATGGCCTGGATCGACGCAACCTCAATTCGTCCACAACCGCTCCTAGCCTTGGCGGCGAGCCTTGCAGCAGTCGGTGCAGTTGCCGGGCGGCGATATCGCACCTCGACCAATTTGCGAAGCAATCTTTATGTCGTTGGCATCGCGGACAGCGGCGGCGGCAAGGACCATGCGCGGAGTCGAATCAAAGCGGCATTCATGGCGGCTGGCCTTGGCGACTATCTAGGCGGTGAAGATATCGCGAGCGGCGCGGCAATCCTGACCGCCCTGCATCTTTTTCCATGTCGGTTGTTTCAAATAGATGAATATGGAAATTGGGTCGAGGGGATAGCGGGCAAGAACGCCAGTCAGCACAAACGGCAAATAGCCGAACGGCTAAAGACGATCTTTAGCAGCGCCAACGCCACGATGATCGGAACGGAATATGCCGATCAGACCAAAGAAGGCAAGCCACGGCAAGACATCATACAGCCGCACGTGTGCCTGTATGGCACCACAACGCCAGGTCAGTTCTGGTCAGCATTAGCTGGCGCGTCGCTAAATGATGGGTTCCTGGCTCGGTTCCTGATCTGCGTTTCACCTGATAGCTACCCTGACAACCAAATCCCAGCACAGATGCCAATTCCAGACGCCATCATAGAAGGCCTGCAAGCCATTGCCAAAGGCGCGGACGATCCGGAAGCGGGCAACCTAGCCCCCGTCATGCAGGCAACCGTAGAACCGCAACCATACCTTGTTCCAAATACCACTGCCGCTGACCTGGCCATCATGCAGTTGATGATCGATCAAACGGCGGCGCTACGCAGAAGCCAGAAAAGCGAAGAGCGAGCTATCTTGGCTCGTTGGGCGGAAAGCGCCATCAAGCTCGCTCTGATCCGAGCTATTAGCCGCAATCCAGCCCAGCCGGTGATCGAGGCTCAAGATGTCGAGTGGGGCCGGTTCTTCGCCAAGCACTGCGGCGACACCCTTCTACGCGAGGCGGAACGCAACATTGCGGATAATGACTACGGACGGCATTGGAACAAGTGCCTCGATATCGTCCGGCGCGAAGGCAAGCCTCTGAGCGATTATGAGATCGCCCGAAAGGGTCTCAAGATTTCTGCACGGGAGCGCGCCGACCTGCTGACTACGCTTGTCGGCTCAGGGAAGCTGCTAGCCATCCAATGCCAGCCAGAAGGGTCTGGACGAGCCACGATCCGCTATGCCATGCCTGATAAAGACACGGATTAGGGCCAAAAAGCGCATTTCATTCACACAATCACATTTCATTCACACGACTTTATGTGAATGAAATTACCAGCTAAGTGATTGATTTGGTTTATTAAAACGCGTCTCAATTTTTCAAAAACTCATTCACACGACCCGCACGTAGCGCCATGAACAGGGGGCAGCTTGGGGGGTACGTGGGTAGCGCCATGTGAATGAGTGAATGAAATATCTATATAATATTATATATATATATTAGTTACTTACAGCAAAGTCGTTTCAAGTTTCAATCACATTTCATTCACATAAGTTGTGTGAATGAGTTTTTGAAAAAATGAGACACTAGTCCGGCAAATATCACGAAAACGCGACCTATGCCAACCAGATCACCCGTACCCCACAAACCAAATCCAGGCACAAGTCATAAAAGGGACCACCAACGATCTGTTCCCTAAAAACATCACGGATGCGCAATCACGGAAATTTCGGTCAGGTCTTTATTCCGCCATAAATTAATGTATTAATAAATGGCTGAACTTATTCGGATGAGATTGACCGTGGTTTACAAGATCCTGAAGAACATTCCTTATCCCAAAGACGCCCAGAAAGATGGCAAGCGCTCTGTTGGCAGGCCCTGGAAATACCCGTGGCGACAGATGCAGCCCGGCGACTCAGTTTTGTTCGAGCCGGGTTCTGAAGCGTGGCGGGCCAGCCTCACGCAATGGAAGCGGCGGCATCCTAGCCAAGCTTGGCCTTCGCAGCGCCAAAATAATGGATGGGTCATGGTATGGCGCATAAAGTGAGTTTCATTAATAGTTTGTTAATTTGTGTTGTATACGTCGCATTCATCGGTTAAGATTATCATGATGTAATCTTGGCTTTGCAGGGGTGCGTGTTGTTTCAGATTGAGAGTGGCATTGAATGCCCATCCCCGAATTTGGGACGTAAACCGGTCTATCGCTGGGATGACATGAACCCCGGCACCAGCGTGCGCATAAAGGCCGAGTTGAAAACGAGTGCTCGGTCTAGCCTTAACACTTGGAAGCGCAAACACCCCAACCAGACGTTCATTACGCGGACAGATGAAGAGGGCGCCGTTCGCGTTTGGCGTATCACTTGATCGTTGGCATAGACCCTGGCGTGACAGGAGCCCTGGCTTGGTTCGATGATACCGGTGAACTGATCGAAGTCCACGATATGCCGACCGTCAAGGTGGGCACCAAGACTCGTGTCAGTGCTGCATTGCTTGCAGCGATGTTTCCCGTTCAGCCAAAGCTGGTCATTGTCGAGCGCGTGCATTCAATGCCCGGAAATGGCAGTGCAAGCTCCTTCACTTTTGGCTATTCGGCCGGATTGATTGAAGGTATCTGCGCAGCTCGTCAGTTTTCAGTTCGCTTTGTCGAGCCTGCCACTTGGAAACGAGTGCTAGGATTGACCAACGACAAGGGCGCATCTCGGATGATGGCTCAACGTTTGTGGCCTTTTCATGCAAAACGATTTGCATTAGTGAAACATGCAGATCGTGCCGAGGCATGCTTGATCGGCTACTGTGGAATCCAGAACCGTGGTAAAGATAAGACGGCATGACAATAGAGCAAGCCGTAGCGTTGCTAAAGGAAAATGGCTTTATCGTTTTCCCGCCGTTCGAGCCATCCGAGACGATACCTGATCCCATGCCAGGGCAGCTGTGGGTCTCGCCTAATCCGCACATCACGCCGCGCACGATTTCCGACTCCGGGAATCCTTGGGTTGTTTTGTTCAGTATGCCAAATGGAACCAGCCGCGGCATTTCATCGGGTGGCTTCAAGGCATGGGCGCGTAAGACGGATGCTAGGCCCATCCAGACAACTGTACAGGCCGCTCTAGCTCCAGTCCCGGTGCACGCCATAGGGCAAAGGGATGAACGGCCTGGATCCCTCTTAAAACGGCTCGCAATGCGCATTGACCGGTTTCTGGGTTAGCTCAGAATGAGCGAAGCCGTATCGATCTATGCAAAGTCGATCCACGATCTAGTTTTGATCGATGATAACGGGCTGGCGCTCACAACCGACCATGGCAGGGCGCTTACGGATCAGCCGAGCCCAGACGGCCCGACCTTGCTTGACAGTTATGGGCGCCCAATCACCGATGGCCCGGCTTACGAGCCAGCAATCCATGACGCCAGGAATACCACGTTCTTTGCGTCGGAGGTCAGCACGTTTGCGCCGGATGGTGGTAGCACTGACGTTCTGCATGTCTCTGATCTGGGATACCGCACCAGGCCGACCGATGTTGGCGGCGTTACCATCTATCCCAGTTTGCTCGATACGGCCTTTGAGCTTGATCGTCGAGTATCGCTCGAGCTGAACGGCAACGGCACGGCGTCCTATGGTTCGATCAGAATTATTAACCTGAATAGCACCTATGACGTCTTCACCCTGGCTCGCAACAGCGATAGCCGTCCGGTGAAGATCAAGATCGGGCAAAAGCTTTATGATGCCACAAGAGGGATTTACGTCGATCCGTCTTATAAGGATTTGCAGCCGGTGTTTTCCGGCTCGGCTCAATCATGGTTGTTGAGCGAGGATGCCGTCGAGGTCCCGTTAAAGGATGCGACCTATCTGCTTGACAAGCCGATCCAAACTCGTTTTTATAAAGGCACCGGGGCCGACGAGGGTGGTCCGGAGCTGACGGGCCAACCCAAGCCGATGACCCGTGGCGGCACGACGGCTGATCCTATCCGTAACGTGCCATTCAAGCTGGTCGATACGATCAACAATATCTGGCAATGGACAGACGGCCTGGGAACGGTTGTCGCTCTGTACGAAAACAATGCGCCTGTTTTCAACCGGCATAGTGACACAGGCAATCTGTATCTTGGTATCACCCCGCCCGGCTATTACCGCACCTGCAACGCAAAGGGCTTGATCCAGCTTGGGTCGACTTCGGTTGGCGTAATCACGGGGGACGTGTGCGGAGCTAGCAATGGCGTATTCTTGCCGACTGCGGCGGCCTTGGCGCAAAGCGTTTTGCTGAATGACATCCAGGTCCCTGCCGCCACACTGAATATCGCATCCTTCATGTATGCCGATATCGCGTATCCCTACGTGGCAGGGTTCTTTCTGGACTCATCTAACGCTGCGTCCACAACCGGGCTGCAGATCATAGCGCAGTTGCTAGCCTCGATTGGCGGGCGGCTGTTGACTTCACGCGGCGGCTCTATCGGTGTCTTTGTTTTGCCGCGCACTGATCTAGGCGCCCGTCCATCGGTGCGCCTAGATAAGAGCAACATCGTATCGGTGACGCCGATTGCATTACCAACAACGCTTGATCCGCCACCCTACCGCTGGCAGGTGGCTTATATCACCAACTACACCGTGCAAGCGACGGGGTTCAATCCAACGATTGGAGATGGCCGGAAACAATTTATCGCCAACCAATTCCGCTACGCAGAGTGGTATAGCCCAGAGATCAAAGCTAATTGGGTCAAACCGAATGATCCGCCGCCCATCAGCACCTATTTGCTTCGACTTAAAGACGCGCAGGTCTTAGCTGACTCTCTTGGCGATCAGTGGCGCACTCGACCTGGTTATTATCAGATCACAGTGCCTATCGGTTTTGCTGCCGGGCTCGACATCGGCAAGTTTGTTTGGATCGATTGGCCTTTGGGATTGCTCAAGGGTGGTGTGCTCGCCTTGATTGTTGGTGAGCAAATTCGTTCAGTTGACACCTTCTCGACATTCGAGGTGTTGGTTAATACCGCGTCGCTCACTGGCGATCCTATCGACGGATCATTTACCCTGGATGTCAGTTATTTGGATGTTGGCAGCTTAGGTGAAATCCAGGGCGAAGATTTCATTCTTGATGCGTCTTTGCTGGACGTAGATGTATTCCCGGCAGACTTGGAAGTCGTCATTCCGCCGATCAATCCGCGAAATGCGGCTGACATTGGCGGATCGATTAGCCTTGTTGATGGAACAGGATTCGGTTCACCTGATGGGTTTGGCTCCATTTTGTTTATCGATCCAGGCACTGGCAGCATTTCCTCCATTCCTTTGCCTTTTGGAGCTGCGGCAGATGCCGTATTTGTTTTGGATGAGTCTTTGCTTAATGCCGCCTTGTTGGCCAACGATGATGGAACGGCCTTGCCTACTGCTCCGACCGATCCTGGTATTACGCCCGACCCAACGACAAGCAATCCGTCCAACCCCGTCGTTGTCCCGCCTGCCACGACCACTCCGCCTGCCACTGTAGATTTGACGTTTATTCTTGACCAGTCTCTGCTAGACGTTGGTGAATTAGCAACAGACAGTATAGTTCCCTAGAGGAAAACAGAAAATGGCAAAGGCTAATTTTCAGCCGAATACTAAGCTTTTGGCCTCTGGTTTAAATGCTGCGATCAATGGACAGCAAGCGCTCGGTGCCCTTAACGTCATTCCAAAGATCAACGGCAGCGCGGCTGGTATAGCGGGAAGCTTTACCGGCAACTATGTTGTTCTCTTCGGCGCGGTAGCATTTTTGCAAATGCGTTTGGTGTTCACCTCCATTGGCCCGAGCATCGGTGGCTTGAGTGTTGAATTTGCCGGAACTGGTTTGAATGCAGCAAATGCTGGGCCAAATCAGATGATCGGTGTCCCTGGCGTGTCGGGGTTTTTAAACCGCGTGCCTTTAACAGCTTATTTGCAGAATTCATCTGCAACAATCTTTTTGCTGAAAAGCCAACATGCTGAAACAGTATCTCGGTATGTGGGCAATACCGATATGACCGATTCGGCGAACATTACGTTGACCGGATATTACAACATGTCTCAGGCCTAAAGTTACATTATGGCTAACTTTGTGCTCGGTTGGCCAAATCGTTTTGTGTATGGCGTAATCTCGACCAGCGCGTCCGAGGCGGCGCTAGACGGATCGAAGCTTGCCAACGACCAGGGTAGTCCTGAGCAGGCCTGGCAATCGCCTTATACCTCTGGTTCGATCCGTTTGACGGTGCCAGAGGCAATGCTTTGGCGTGGATTTGGTTTGTTTCGTACTAATCTCACGACAAAAGCAGCCGTGCGTTGGCAGGTGCTGGCAGATGTTTCAGGGTCGAGCCCAGTTTATGATAGCGGAACAATACCGGCTGGCATTGTGCCTGGTTACAGCCAAACGATTTTAATTTTGCCAGCCGCCGTGGTTGGCAGAGTTATACAGGTCGACATTTTCGATCCGACAAACCCAGATGGTTTTTTAAACATTCCGCTGGCTTATGCTGGTCCATTGTGGCAACCAGCTCGTAATTTCGACGCCGGTTCGAGTGCGGGGCGAACAATGCAAAGCACAAAGACCCTTACGCGTGCTGGAGGCATCATTATTCGTTCCGATTGGGTTAAGCGGACCTTTACCCTTTCGCTATCCGGCATCCGCGCAAGCGAAGTGCAGCCAAACGTCATGGACCTGGACTTATGGGCCAAGCGTGGCAACAACGTGTTTTTTGTGCCTGATCCAGACTCGCCGGATGCAAATCAGCAAGCGATTTTGGGAGAGTTTGAAACGTCAAGCGATGTGACGTATCCTAATCGCGTTATTGAGGCACGCGGCTGGAAAGCCGTTATCACTGAGAGGCTTTAACCATGGCTGGTCCAGCTCCTGTTCCGCTTCGCAGCATTACGCCCCTTAACGATTTTCCGGCGGGAGGGGTCGTTTTAATCTCTTATCCAGACCCAGTTGATCCGACAAAGCGGATTTTTGGTGCTGTGGCAACAGACGCGATTGCCAAGGCGAAGGCCAACGCTGCATCTGGTAGCGGCTCGACCGACGTTCCCGTGTCTGCAATCACGTTTGCTCCTTCTTTGAATAGCCCCGATCTATTTGCGGTTTCGCAAGATGGGACGCTCAAAAAGACGGACTTGGCTAGCATTCTGGCGCTTGGCGTTTCGGTAAGAGCCAATACTCCCCCGCCCGTGACAACTCCAACAACGCCTTCCAGCGGCACCGCGCCGCCCTCTAGCACCACTACCTCGCCACCCAGCACCACTACACCGCCTCCTAGCACTACCGCGCCGCCGAGCACTACTACACCACTCCCCAGCACTACACCGCCTCCGGCGACCATACCGCCGCCTGCAAGCAATTATGTAAAGCCGACGAGTGCTTTGCCAAACGTGTTGCACATTTTGGACTTTGCGGCTCCGGTTAGTAGCGCCCCGCTAGTGGTTGGGACCTCTGGCATCCATTACACCGGCGTTGGGTTGGATGTGGACAGCATTGAGGACGCGGTGTCGGGTCAATTGTTTCAAAATGGTTTTGGCAAAGTCCAGTATCATGCGAGCGGCGGACCTGGCGGACGACCGTATGTCCACTGTGATGCGAGCTGCGTAAACAGCGGTTATGACTCGATTCACATTCCTGATGCTTCGAGCAATTTGATGTTCGGACCGCCGAACAATCCATGGGCGATGATCGCGGTGGTCCGGCAGACTGCGCCGGGAAACCTTGGGCTCATTGCATACACGGGCGGAGGTATTTCCGTTAATGTGATTGGAGTGGGTGGTGCAACTGACGGTGCAATGCGTTGGGAGCAAAACTCGGGCAGCGCACTTGGGAACGAGACCTCGGGGTCGGCGACTGCTTTGAACCAGTGGCAGGTTGTCCTGATTACTTGCGATGGATCAAAGGGCGCAATTTACCGCAACAACGTCAATACGCTTGTCACTCCTGCCGGGATCATTGGCGGCATTCCGACCGGTGGAAACGGACGGTTGCTTAACCAATTTAATGGCGATTGCACCTATATAGAGCTTATCAACGGTTTGCCCTCTAATGCAGACCTCACGACTCAATGTCAGCAAGTGGCGACGTTGTGTGGGCTTGGAACGTTGCCGGCAATCACTGTTGGCTCGACGACGGCAACTCAGCCTGTTGCGAGAGATTTGCGGGCGACTTTCTTGCAGAGCGTGAACTTTCCTAAGACTGGACCGCTGCTGACGCGAGCTGGCGCAGATCCTGGCCATGGTTTGACGCTAGGTGCTGGTGCAACGCCTTACTTTTCGATGGTGTTTGGGACCGCGACTGCTGACGCGAACATTACGACTGATCAAGGCATTTTGGACAACTTCTTTACGACCTATATGGAAGGTGATCTGTCCAGTGCGCTCGGCTCGCCGATGGACACCGGGCAGGGAAACAACAACACGTTTGCGGCTGTGGCCCGGACATATGCGGCTGATGACCCGAACCGGGTGCATATGATGCGAGCAGATGGCGTAGCCTTGCTTGCGCGGGCCAGCCAGAATGGCACAGATACCGGTCCTGGCCGTGTGTTTGCCGGTCTGTTGCGTGCGAACGCCCAGTTCCGCCCGGGGATGGTGATCAAGGTCCGCTATAAGGGTCCTGCAGGGGCGCATTCTTGGTGCCCAATTTGGCTTTTCTCTGGGCTTCAGTATACGCCTGGACCAGGCGGTAATCCCTATCAGGGCTATGGCACCCAACAGAGTCTTTACAAGCAACCGAGTAACAATCATCTTTATGAAATCGACATTAACGACAACTACATTCGAGATGATCACAACGTCACGCGTGGTTGTCAGGTAGACTTTGGCACGCCCAACATTTACGGCAATGCTTGGACCAAGCCGCCGCAAAATACCTATTATGCTAATGGAGGCGGCTATACCTTCTATCCTGGCGATGCCGCGGTGCTCGATCAGCCGGTAAATTTCGCCACGGACTTCCATGATTTGGTGTTAGACTGGTTTAACAACAATTATATGAACGTCATCATTGATGGGAAGGTGGTCCTTCAGCACTGGATAGACTTTTCGCTGGCAGACGACTACGTCGATCTTGATGGCGTGACGCGGAAGATGCCTCTGCATCTGCTGATCGGTAACCAGGCAATTCCGAGTTTCTCTCCCAATCCCGTTAACGTGCCCGAGAATGACGGGATCACCGATGGTTGGACAATTGTGGTGCAGGAAATCTCTGCATGGCATGGGAACATTGCCAATGCGGATAGCTTGCGGGTGAATGCCGGTGTGGTGACTCCCGTGCCATAGCGCTAACACAAATTATTTTTGTGGCCTAAACTTTAAGGCGGAATCAGAGTCAATTGGAGAGTTAAGGTATGTCTGGTTCTGTTCCACCCGTTACTCTCGACAGTCTTGTTCCCATGCAGTCATTTCCTGATGGCTCGCATTTGGTCATATCGCAACCGTCGCCCGTCGATCCGACAAAACGTATTTTTGGCACGGCTACCTTAGATGCGGCTGGAATTCCGACCAGTGGCACGGCCTCTGTCGTGGCGATTAGCCAGATACCAGATGCCTCTGGATTGGCCGTTACTAATGTAATGCCGATCTATCAGGACGGCACATGGAAACAAACGACTTTAGGTGATATTCTCTCTTTTCAGGCTGTGAGCATTACTGCACCAGCTCCAGGCACCACTACGCCCGCTCCAGGCACTACCACGCCCGCCCCCGGTACCACCACGCCGGCTCCAGGTACCACGACGCCAGCTCCAGGCACCACCGCGCCATGGAGCAATACCTTCTTGGACACCACGGTTGCGGCCACATTGGCTGGCTTGAGCTTCTACTGGTTGAACAAGGGCAACGCTACTGTTAGTGGCGGTGGCAGTTCGCCATTGGTCATTACTGCACCCAATGATGGAATTGATAGCGTCCACGGGTTAGTGACGCCGCTCAAGATCACTACTGGCAGTATTATTGCGCGGATTACGCCGAGTCTGTCTGCGGCTTCGGGTGGCGGGCTGGTGCTTGTAAACTCTGGGTCTATGCCGATTTCGACCTTGTTTCAAACAGGAAGTCAGTACTTCCTTGGTGTCGATTTCTCCGCTCCTCAAGGTTCTGGGGTTGGGATTGACGGTGCGCATGCGGGCAATCAAGCGTTCGGTTCCAATGGGACGGAGTATCTCGTAAAGCTGGTCAGGGATGCAAATAACTGGACCTATTTAGCAGCAACTACAGCGAATGCTGCGCTGGGTGTATGGACTTTAATTTCGCAAGTGCCTGTTACGACTGTCGGCCCAGTTTCGCATGTTGGTTTATTTGTTGATCCGAAAGCTGCTGTCGGATCAGGATCGTCCGCCATGTCGATGGCGTTGCTTGAAACCAACACTTCGGTGCAGCAGCAGGCCCCGTATGGATCGATGCCGAATGCGGGCACGACCCCCAGTCCCACACCTACACCATTGCCCGTAAACGGAATGATCTCTGACCCTCTCTCAGCAGTGAACACGCTCTTTGGTGCAAACGTCGACGGCTATACGGGCACTGTTCAGGCGTATGATGCTTGGCTTGGTCAGCCCAGTCCGCTATCCAGCGTTTTTACGGGCAACGCTTCTCAAAACGATTATACCAATTCCATTTATTACGCGATTGGGATTAGAGGCGGAGATGAGGGTAGGCAGTGCATCTCGACGCCTAACTTTTGGTCGGGCGCCAATTTTACAGATGCCGCCAATGGGGTCTATGACGCGATTTGGCGAGATGCCATTGAACGCATTCTGACCAAAAGCGATGCAGATCCGAATGTTGGTAAAATCGATGTTATTTGCGACCGGGCGGGTAAACCGCGTCCGACACGTATTCTTTGGCGCATCGATTGGGAACATAATGCGTTTGGGCAGTTTCCTTGGGCGTCTGGTAACGTAGAGGCTAACTTCATCGCGGCATGGCGCCGGTTTGTCGGCATCATTCGTAGTGTTGATACGTTGAACCGTGTTAAAATCGTCTTTTGTCCAGAAGCTGGCAACGATGATCCAGCTCTGTCGTATCCCGGTGATGATGTGGTCGATTTTATCGGTCTTGATGTCTACAACGATACCGTTTATGGAACGCCCTTCACTCCCGTCTTTGCCTGGGATTATCATAGCGTGCGTGCGACCGGCGTTAATTGGTTGATCGGTTTCGGAAAGCAGCACGGCAAACCAATTTGTTTCCCAGAGTGGGGCGTCTCGACTGAAAACTTTGGTCCGTATCTAAAGCGTTTCCGGCAAATGTGCATTGATAATAATGTTTCATATGCCTGCTATTGGGAATCCAATGGTGCCTATTCTGGTAAGCTTTCTGACAACAGCAATAATATTCCAAACACATCTGCTGCTTATGGTCATTACTTCGGTTCTATAAATAAGTTCCCGTCGTATCCGGCGCCGCCAATCCATAACTATTTGGATTATGCCCAGGACCTATCGGGTGGTGCTTGGTATACCTACACTGATACGGGATCGATCAACAGGGCACCAAACTCCATTGCGTTTGTTGGGAACGGCGGCTCTAACCAGAGTGTGCAATGTGGCTTTGTTGGAGAGTATCCACATAACTTAGGTATTCCGGCTGAAAGCTTTGTTTTTGCGGCGACAGTTACGCGCACACAAGGCTCCGGGCCGCTTACTGTATGGCAGTATGATAGCCCATACGTGGATGCCAATTACACTTTGCAGCAACTTCCGCTTAACGTTCCCAAGCGCATCGTGCTCAAATTCTCCATTCCAGTTCACCAAAACCAGTTGCTTTTCGGCTTCCACAATGGAACCGGAACAGACAATGCCTATACGATCACCGATATTGGTTTGTTTGTAGACATGGTCGATGATCCCTATCCATTGCCCGTCGCTTAAGGTAGGCATAGACTTATGGCCCTTGCTCCCACGACGCCAATAGCGCTCTTGCCCGTGGCAAACCTGCCGTTTACGGGCAATGAAATCTTGCAGCTTAGCAAAGATGGCTCGACGGTTGTGAAGGTCGATTTAAATACGTTTGCAGCTTTGCTGACATCTGGAAGCGGCACCGCGCCACCGGCGCAAACCGAGTCTGCGTCTGGTGTGGTGATCAATTCCACATCTGGCTTGATTGTGGACTCTGGGCTCGCGCTTTACACGTTGCGGCAACCAGCGGCGAGTGGTTTGCAGCTTTACCGTGGCGTAGCTCTAATACCTAGCCCGGCCAACGTAAATGGCAAAGCTGCGCTTTACTACAATCACACTGTTTATTTTGAGGGCGTGTCTGGTAATTGGTTTCTGATTTCCGGCGATTCCTTTATTTTGCAAACAACTGGTGATCCGCGTAGCCCGGTCAGCACTGGAGGTAGCACCACACCGGCTCCTGGCACTGGCACCAATTCACTTCCGCCCAGTCCTTCGAGCATGGCGCTGTTTTATGATGACTTTAAGGCCCCATCGATTGACTGGAATAAGTGGAACCCGGAATACCTCTACAGCTCAGCGTCAGAGGGAAGCATAGACGGGGCCGCGTTCCGTATTGATCCACGTTCGCCGCCTTATGTTGGGGCAAATCCGTTCAGCCTAGCCAACGGCATGCTGACCATCAGCACCAATCCAACGCCGTCCGCGCATCTTGCGGAGGTGAATAACCTACCCTTCACCTCTGGTTTGTTGAACACGCAAGGCAAGTTCAGCACGATTTACGGTTACTTCAGCATTCGAGCCAAAATCAGCAACGGCAGTGGTATGACCTGTCAGTTTTGGCTCATGCCGAATGATGGAACGTGGCCGCCCGAGCTGGATATCATGGAGGTGATTGGCAGGCAGCCAGGCACGGTCTCAACCGATGCATTCTGGGGCGCGGCCAATGCACCGACTACGAACAGTCAGCACTACTATACCGATGACCTCTCAACTACTTTTCACGATTATAGCTGTGATTGGCAGGCTGATTTCATAACCTGGTTTATAGACGGCATTCAGTTTGCTCAGATGGTCACGCCGGACAGTATGCGTGTGCCCATGCATTTGATTGTGTCTATGAGCGTCGGAGCGGCCGGATCATGGCAGGGTTATCCGCCTGATGGTTTGGCGTATCCGCAGACCTACCAAATCGAGAGTGTCTCGGTTCTCAAAAACCGTCCTGTAACCCTTACTGCCGTTGCTAACGAATCAGCAGAGGGTGCGAGCGTTACAACGGTTGGGCCGACGCTGAGAGACGCGCAAGGCCACGTTTATTCGATTAGTCCTGCGCGCTATATTGTCCAAGATGGTCAAGAGGACCGGCTTACCAGCTCTGGCGTGGTGCAGCTTTACTACCATAACCATCAGCTTTGGCAGAGGAACTACCAGGGCAATTGGTATACGCGCGTAAGCATCAGTGCAGCATATACTGGCCCAGAGCCCAGTCCGATACCAACGACTGCGCCAGCTCCGCTTGCTACAGTTTTTGCGCCAACTCAGCCTGTTACGCCAACTCAGCCTGTTGCGAGCGGCACTATTACGCCTCCGACTGGTGGATCGGGTCCGGCATCTTCGAGTGGCTTTATCACCGTTGATTTTACGAATTTCACCTCTGGTGCTGGTAAGTATGGCGTCAAAGTTCTTCCGCAGCTATTCGGAGTTTCCAGCGGCGGTTTCGACAACAATAACTGGCAGTGGGTCAACAACGGGACGTTCCGCTCGAAGATGCGGGATCTCAACCTTCCCTTGTTCCGTGTGCATAGCCAATGGCAAGCCAAGGGCAACAACATTGATACGCTAATTTCCAATATCGGAAGCATGGTGCCTGCGAGCTGCACCATGGTCATCGGTATTAATGATGCTAACACTGGCCAGACCATATCGAACAAGTGGCGTACGGGCAGTCCAAATCCTTGCACTTTATGGGAATACGGCAATGAGCACGGGCTCGATCAGAATGGGATCAACACGCTTATTCAGAGCTTGCAGTGGGATAGCTCAGCGAACCGCATCGCTGGTGATGTCAACGCTGGGCTTAACGCTGGCCAATTGCAGAGCATGGTGAATTCCATGTCTGATTCGACTTTGGGACTGTTGGATCAGCACCAATACCATTATTGTAACGGCGCCGATCCATACCCTGGTGACGATGCCATTTGCTTGGCCGATGGAAAATATCGAGGTTTTATCCAATCGCTCGACTCTACGATTAATTCAGGATACGGAAGTACGCTTCCGTTTTTGATGGGCGAATACAATATCGAGTGCGGCGCATGGGATGGTGACAAGCGAGCCGGGACCAGCATTGGCGCGTGTTTCCTGATTAGCTCTTTGCTTGGAATGCAGGATGCCACATTACGTCCGATTTACGGAGCGATATGGGACCTGATGGACGATGGGGGGGCCGCATACAATCTTATTGATGGCGGGATGAACCTTTATCCTCAGTATTATACTTTGCAGCGCTTGATAGCTACGATGCCTGGCAACCTGGTGAATACGACATCTGGTTGGGGCGGCGTGAAGGCGTGGGCAACGCAGAATGCAGACGGTTTTGGCGTCGCTATCGTCAATTCTAATGGAAACGATGTTAACGGACCCGTAGCCCTTAGCCACTGGCCCGCTAATTCGACTGGAAACGGCTCGGCTACTTTGTGGACTTATCCCACAACTAATTTGAACAATCCCACGGCCAATACTCCCGGCGTTTTCTCGACCATCAGCGTTACCAACGGTGTGACCCAGGACATAAGGGTTCCTGCCAAATCTTGCGTGATTATCTCGACGTGACCTTGCAGCCTAGCAATGAGGACGAAGGTTCGCGTATCGATGTTGCAATGCTGATGGAACGCGACATCAGCACAGTTGATGTCATAGTCTCGATGCGTAACCAGGGGCGCTCTTGGCAGCGTATCGCGCTCTGCTTCCGTAAACAGATCAACGAAATGAAGGCGATGTGATGAAGCGCGTTCGGATAGGCTGCACGTCAATTGAGATCGGGCATGATTACGTTACGTCCACTCTGATGGATGGCAAGGTGGTTGAGGCGATGCCGCACGACACTGCGGAGTATGCGGCGACCGCAGCTAGGGTTGGCTACGGTGGCGATCTAGCCGCCATGAACCGTGATCATGAGCTTACTCACCACCTCTTAGCAGATGCGCTTGGTCTGGTAGAGTCGCCAGTAATGCGGGCCGTAGCATTTGGCACATGGCAGCATGACCCTTGTGGGCTGCTGCAGCTAGAAGAGGAGGCAGTGCTTGCTGTGCAACGTTATGCACGTGCGCTCAAAATCGATTTGATTGGGCTTGGTGTGCAGGCTCAGCAGCCACGCCTTGAGCTGGTGTAAGGATAGCTGTGGCAAAGATAAAGCCTCCACCTATGCAAATCGTTTATAAAGGATGGTGGATTTACAAGGAGCGGTTAGTGCGCACTGAAGTCGTAATACGATATAACAAAATGAGACCTAACCTTAAGGGGCGTCCATGGTGGCGCGGGTTCTCTGCTAGGTGGTATAATGCCTAGACTTACTATGATTAAACCGTCCTTGGCTGTCATGGATGTGCGCACGGCGCATGTGCCAGCTAAGACTGCCGATCCGTTCTATCTGTCAAAGCCATGGCGTAAGCTGGTTGCTGATGTGCTGCGTGAGCGTGGCAGGACGTGTGAGCAGTGTGGTGATCGTAGCGGGCGCATGTTCCTTGACCATATTCAAGAGCTAAAGGATGGTGGCGCACCCCTGTTGCGCAGCAACCTGCAAGTGCTGTGCAGTTCATGCCATTCTAAAAAGACGTTTGCGGTTCGTAAGCAGCGGATGACAGAGCGCTACTGATGATCGTTGATCCCAGGATTAAGATCGAGGCGTTTGCCGATACCGTGCTGTTGCGGCTGTTTGACGCCAAGAACAATGCGATGATCGAGTTGCATGTAGCAGAGGCAGAAAAGCTGTTGGTCCAACTGAGCGACGCTGTGTCAGTGGCAAAGTCGTTTGCTCCAGGCGTAAAGCCGTTCAGCGAGTGGGTTGTATGATGAAGTGAAGCAGTGATGTGGTATTGGGGTAAGGGGGGTCATAAGTTCCTGATATCATTACCTTTCTACACCGCCTTTGGTCCCTGCCGCAGATTTTTCGGCCTTATCAATAACTTAGTAATCAAGTAAGAGGAATAAACATTATGAGCGAGAAGTTTCCCCAAGGCGGTTGGCGTCCTGGTGCCGGTCGCAAGCGGAAGGAAACTGCTCCCATTCTTGAGCCTGAAGTCGAGAAGAGGCACGGTCGGGCGCCTGCACCTCCTATTCCTAGTAGGCGTGTGACTATGGAAGATATGGAAACTGCAGCGGAATACGCTCAGCAGCGTATGCGCGACGGCATTGATGCGTTAGCGTTGATCGTTACAGATGGCACAAATGAAGCGGCGCGCGTTTCTGCGGCTAAAGCTTTGTATGCAATTGCTTACGGTTCGACTAAAGTTGGCCGCCCTTCTAAGGAAAAGGAAACCGAGAAGGACGACCCCGTGGACCCGTGGGCCGCCATTCTTAAGAAGCCCAAAAACGATTTGGAAGATAAGCACCGCAACTAATGACTTGGGATCTCTCTTGTCCTGACTGGGAAGATCGCATTCGAACTGGGCGCAGTCTATTACCTGAGTTGCCTAAGTTGAATAAAGGTTTGGCCGATCAGGCCGTTGCAGTATTTAATCGTCTCCGTCTAACGGATGTACCAGGCAATCCAACGCTTGCAGACGCGGCTGGCGACTGGTTCCGTGACATCGTGCGGGCGTTGCACGGTTCTTGGGACGCGGCCGCAAAAGAGCGCTATATTCGTGAGATATTCGCGCTTGTGGCGAAGAAGAATAGCAAAACAAGTTACTCGGCTGGCCTGATGTTGACCAGTCTCATTCTCAATGAACGGCCCAAAGGTAAGTTTCTTCTTGTGGCTCCGACGCAGGATATTACCGTCCTAGCGTTTGATCAATGTCAGGGAATGGTGCAACTCGATCCATATCTTTCCAAGCGCATGAAAGTTCAACAGCATCTTAAAACTATTACTGACACTACTAATGGTTCTACGCTTGAAGTGATGAGCTTTGACCCAAACGTTTTGACTGGGCAAAAGCCGACTGGTTTTCTGGTAGATGAGCTGCACGTTGTATCGAGCAGCGCCAAGGCAAATTCCGCAGTCGGCCAGCTACGCGGTGGTATGATCGCGCAACCGGAAGCGTTTGGTATATTCATCACGACGCAAAGCGAGAAACCGCCAACTGGGGTGTTTAAAAGTGAATTGGACGTAGCCCGCAGCATTCGAGACGGTAAGTCGAAAGGTCGGACGCTTCCGATCCTCTATGAATTTCCTCCCGATATTGCGAAGGATAAAGAGGCTTGGAAAGATGCGCGCAACTGGTTCATGGTGACACCGAATCGCGGACGTTCAATTACAGTTGACCGCCTTAAAGAAGAGTTCGTTAATGCTCAAGAGCGCGGCGATGCGGAAATCATTCGTTGGGCAACGCAGCATCTTAACATTGAAGCTGGTATATCTTTAGCCTCTGATCGTTGGGCGGGGGCAGACTTCTGGATGGATCAGATAGACCCTACGCTGACGCTAGAAAGCCTTATCGAGCGTTCCGAGGTGATAGTAGCGGGGGTGGACGGGGGTGGTCTGGATGACCTTCTAGCGCTTGCTGTAATTGGTCGGGATAAAATAACTCGCGATTATCTCCACTGGGGCAAAGCGTGGGCGCAACCTGTTTTGCTTCGTCGCCATAAACAGATTGAGGGGCGGTTGCGCGACTTTGAAGCGATGGGCCAGTTGCGCATTGTCGATAAAGCCGGAACCGATACCAAAGAAATTGCGGATCAGATTGCAGAGCTTGACGCAACTGGACTGCTCTATGGTGTTGGGCTTGATCCTATTGGCATTGGAGCGATCATAGATGCTTTGGCAGAGCGTGGTATTGTAGGAAAAGATCGAGTCATTGGTGTTTCGCAGGGCCATTCGTTTTCTAAACACATAAAAACGGTAGAAAGAAAACTGGCAGAAGGAACCTTTTGGCATTGCGGGCAAGAAATGTTGGCCTGGGCCGCTGGAAACGCCAAGGTTGAGCTAAAGGGAAGTAATTTGTATATCACCAAACAAAATAGTGGAAGTGCGAAGGTAGACCCGCTATTTGCTTTGTTGGATGCAGCGTGCCTTATGTCGGGCGACCCACCCGTGCCAGAGGAGAAGGGTTCCATGGAAAAGTATCTTGAGAATCCGATGATCTGGTAATGAGCTGGTTTGGCAAAGCGACAAAGGCAGTCTTTGACTTCCTACCTCGCACCTTTCACCTAACTGACCCGTCGCTTGCTCGTATTGTCGAGGGTGGACGTGATACGTCATCCGGTAAGATTGTTACCGTTGATACGTCTCTCAACCTGTCTGCCGTGTGGGCATGCGTGCATTTGATCAGTCAAGCGATTGCGAGCCTGCCATTGATCGTTTACCGGGAAACCGTTGCTGGCAAACAAGTCGCTTTCAATCATCCTCTTTATTCCCTGCTGCATGATCAGCCCAATGCAGACATGACAAGTGTGGAATTTTGGGAAGCAATGATTTCTTGCGTTCTCCTTATGGGAAACGCTTATGCCAAGAAGGAAGTGAACGGTTTAGGTCAGGTAATCGCGCTTACGCCGCTGGCGCCAGATCGCATGAACGTGCGTCGCAATCCAGACGGTTCATTGCTGTATATCTTTTCGCCTTGGAGACAGGGGTTCAGCGGTGGCCGGGCAGAAGAGCTGACCGAAGATGAGGTTTTCCACATCAAAGGATGGTCTCTAAACGGATTGTTGGGGTTGTCTCCTATCGCTTATGCTCGCCAGTCATTCGGCATCGCTATTGCGGCCGATGAATCAGCGGGTAAGTTTTTCGCAAACGGTTTGAATTTATCCGGGTTTGTGTCTACGGGTGGTGAAGTGCTGACCGATGCACAACGAGAGCGCTTTAAAGCGCGACTCGATGATCTGCGTGGCTCGCGTCAATCCGGCTCAACGATGCTGTTGGAAGGGCCGTTTACATATAACAGCCTCAGCATGACGCCTGATGATGCCCAGCTTTTGGCAAGTCGCCAGTTTGCCATTGAGGAAATCTGTCGTTGGTTCAAGGTTCCCCCGCACATGGTCGGGCATACGGCCAACAGTACATCTTGGGGCACGGGTCTTGAGCAGCAGATGATGGGCTTTCTCACTTTCACGCTGGCTCCATGGATACAGCGTATTGAAAAGAGGATTTTGCATTCTCTCGTCTTGCCAAGAGACAAGGGAGTAATTTACGCCAAGTTCAACGTTGATGGTTTGTTGCGTGCGGACAGTGCAAGCCGCTCTGCGCTTTATGCCTCTGCTGTCCAGAATGGTTGGATGACGCGCAACGAGGTGCGCGGGCTAGAGGATAACCCGCCTGTTGAAGGTGGGGATAAGTCGACTGTCCAAATCAATTTGACCACGCTTGATAAGGTCGGAGAAGCCGCGCCGTTACAAACAAGTTTGGACAAAAACAACAAACCTGTTGCAATTGATGCGCAACCAGTCGTAAGGCAGTAGATATGGACGCAGTATTCTCAGACTTTGAATTCAAGTTTGCTGGCGACGGTGCAACCGGGGAGTTTTCCGGCTACGCGTCCGTCTTTGGCAATACTGACTCGCATGGTGACGTGATCGCGCCTGGCGCGTTTACCGAGACGCTTGCGGAGCGCAAGGCGGCCGGGCGCGGTATTCCTATGCACGTCATGCACGGCCTTTTCGGCGGCGATAGCATGGCGGTTGGGCGCTGGAACAACGTTTCCGAGGATGAGAAGGGGCTGATTGCCGAAGGCAAGATCAGCGGCATGAACACCGATGCCGGGCGTCTAATCTATGAGCGCGTTAAGGATGGTGCGTTGGGCGGTATCTCGATTGGCTACAGGGTGAAGCCGGGCGGTTCCAAATTGGGCAAGAAGGCTGGCGAGCCCAAGCGGCTGATTACCAATGTCCATTTGGGCGAAATCAGCCTTGTGGACGAGCCAAGCAATGCCCTGGCCCGCGTGGCAGAGGTCAAGGCCATGAAGGCCATGGCTGATCATGCCGTAGACCCGGAAGCAGCAGCCACTTCGATTGCCGCGGTCATGAAAATGCATGACGCGCATATGGCAGACACGGCTTACCCGTCCGCTAAGGACAAAGCCGTTATGATGAACCATTTGATGTCTGCGCATTCCGCTTTGACGGGGAATGCAGTGCCAGATGGTTTGACGGGATGGAAGGCGATGGAAGCCTACCGAGAGTTGGAAACTGCTTTGAAGGCAAAGGGGTTTACCGATTCGCAAATTGCACAGGTGGCAGAGTGCGGTTTCAAATCGCTATTGACTCGGACAGAGCCAAGCGAACCTGCCGAGATTAAATCGACTATCGAATCCGTTGATTTCGGTTTCTTGTCGAATTTTTCTCTACTGTCCGTTTAAGGAGATAGCAAATGACTGAGTTGTCCTTTGAGAAGCAGATGCAGCAGGCGGTTGTTGATTTCAAGAAAGCAACTGATGAAGTAAAGTCGTTTGCCACGAAGGCGAATGCCGAGATTAAGAACCTTGGCGACGTAACGCGTGAAACAAAGGCCGACTCTGACAAGGCTCTTGCTGTGCAGGGCGACATCGTTACTCGTTTGGCCGACATTGAGCGCAAGCTTTCGCGTCGTGGCGAGCCTGGAGATGTTACTGAAGCGAAGAGCATGGGCTATTCGGTCATCGAATCTGATTCCTACAAGTCGTTTGCCGGTAACGGTATTGCGGCAGGGCGTCGCATGAGCGTCGAGGTGAAAGCAATCACCAGCGCCACCACTTCGGGCACCTCTGGCAGCACGGCTCTTGTGCCTGCCATGCGTGTACCTGGCGTGATCACGTTGCCGCAGCGCCCTTTGGTGGTTCGCGACCTGCTTATGCCAGGGCGCACCGATAGCGGCAGCATCGACTTCGTGCGTGAGACGCTGTTCACGAACAATGCTGCGTATGTTGCGGAAGGTGCGTTGAAGCCGGAGTCCGCGTGGGCGTCGGAAATCGTCAACTTGCCTGTTCGCACGATCGCGCATTTCATTATGGCCTCTCGCCAGATTTTGGCGGACGCGCCTCAGTTGCAATCGACCATCGATGGGCGTTTGCGCTACGGCCTGGCGTTCGCAGAGGACCTATCTTTGCTGCTTGGCTCTGGTGCTGGCGCCAACATGCTTGGCCTCTTGCCGCAGGCCACGCCCTATGCACCGCCGCCTGGCGTGACGGTTCAAGGTGCAACGCCGATCGACAAGCTGCGCCTAGCGATGTTGCAGACGACTTTGTCGCTGTATCCGCCCACTAGCTTCGTTTTAAACCCGATTGACTGGGTGAATATCCAGCTCATTAAGGATACGCAGAACCGTTATATCTTCTCTGATCCGCAGAATATCGGCACACCGCGTCTATGGGGGCTACCGGTTGCAGAGTCGATTGCGATGCCGCAAAACAACTTCCTGACCGGGTCGTTGATGCTTGCTGCGCAGATTTTCGACCGTGAGGACGCTACGGTTGCGATCTCGAGCGAGGATGTAGACAACTTCCGCAAGAACATGGTTACGATCCTTTGCGAAGAGCGTCTGGCTTTGGCGGTATATCGTCCGCAGGCTTTGATCAAGGGGTTGTTCTCCGAGCCCTAATGGCTAACAAGGGCCGCTAAGGAGCGGCCCTTACCCTTATACGGAGCCATTTATGCCTGCTTATCAAGCTATGACGATCTTTCACGACCCGGCTGTTAAGAATGGTAAACAGGGGCTTGTTTTTGCTGGGGAGGTGTTTGAACTTGACCAGTTTCACGGCATCCAGCTTGTGCGTAATGGCCTTGCGCTTCCGGCAGTGGTGGACGTTCCTGTTGCCCCGACGATCAAACCGGTTGTGGCCTCTGTTCCCCAAGTGAACAAAAAGAAGTAATGCAAAAGAAGGTCAAAACTGTTGTCCAACCAGCTGCAACCAGACTGACAACGGTTGTGGCTGTCCAGGCCGAGTTGAATTTGCCGGATGGTGAGGCCATCGAGCGCATCGCGAGCCTTATTGATCAGGCATCGAGCGCGATTTGCGACTATTGCGCGCGTCAATTTGCCCAAGCGACTATATCCGAGACGATTTATACTGCTTATGGCTGGGTTGACAGTTATCGAGAAAATTTTCTCCCTACAACCGTCATTTTGACCCGACTTCCCATTGTCAGCATCGTAAGAATTACCGAGTCGATGCCGCTCACAACCGCTTTTTTCAATTATGACGAGGAAAGTGGTGTTCTTAAGCTGCCGCATGGCACGATAAATGCTGAAATCGTTTATGTTGGTGGTTATCTGTTGCCCGGTCAGGACGGGCGCACCCTTCCGGCTGCTGTTGAGCGTGCTTGCATCGATACCGTGTCGAACTTTTGGTATAAGGCCAAAAGGGTCGATCCGTTGATTAAACGCGACATGGTGCAGGGAATTGGACAGACTGATTACTATGACCCAACTCTTGCTGGATTAACGGGCATTTTGCCGTCCACAGCGCAAGACGCCTTGGCCACGTATCGGCTTGTATAATGCCAAGCATAGAAAGCGTTGCTGCCAAAATCCAGAAAGAGGGCCAGCCCGTGACGTTTCGGCGCGGCTCTGGTCCGCAAGCCATCAGCGCGACCGTGCAAGCTTTCGTTCGTGGCTATCAGCCAAATCAGTTGGGTGACGGCATCATCCAAGGAGACCGAATAATGCACGTGGTCCCGGATGACTTGCGCTTTCAGGGTTGGCCAGCCCAGCCGCGCAATCCGGATCGTGTTGATATCGGGGAAAATACTGCCGTTGTGCAAAGCGTTGAGCTGTTATATTTACGTGGCAAGCCGTGCCTCTACATCATGCAGATTAGGGGCGGCTGATCGATGGCGGGCGCTATCGCATGGGCCGACATCCGCACCAGGCTAGAAAGCGCTCAGATTAGCGTTAACGGCGTGCTTTTGCCCATTGCTTACCCCAATACCGACTTTAATTTGCCGACGCAATCAGGACCATGGATGCGGGTTGATTTGAGCCAGGGCGCTAGCCTGAAAACTGAGTTGGGCGAAGGCGGCATGTGGCTCGAACAAGGTCAGACCATGATTGATGTCATGGTAATGACTGGCACCGGGCTAGATGACTCTATTGCCATAATAGATCAACTTAAAACAGCTTTTCGTGGACCACCGTACTTACCTGTGACATACACGGGCATTGCAGCCGATCCTAGCGGTTCCGGCACGGATGACGGTTTGTATTGGGTGGCGTCCATGCGGGCCGATTGGCACGTTCAAACGATTGTAGAGGGGCAGTGATATGCGGGTTTATGAGATTTTGGATGCTAATGGCAATGTTGTTGGTCATCAGGAGATGCCTGATAGTTTGGCTCCTGCTCTATTGTCTGGGCAGACCGCCAGGCTCAAGGTGATCGATCCCGTAGTTCCGAAGGAAAATGCTGCGCTTGTAGCGCAAGAATAACGCCGTTAGTCGAAAGGATAGCATAAAATGCCCAGCGTCGCCGCCTATCAGGCTGCATTTGAGACCACCACAACGCAGATGTCTTACGCGCCGGAAAGCACGTGGGCGGCGGCTCCTGCTACGACTTTTCAGGCTATGCGGCTGCTGTCCGAAAGCATGGCGCATAAAAAGACGCGGACGATGCCTGGCGAGGTGCGTGGCGACCGTCAGACGCCGGCTGGGCTAACCACGCAAGAGACGGCATCCGGCGCCATCGTCATGCCGGCATTCTACGCCGAGACTGGCCGGGCCAGCGCGTTCGATGATTTCTTGAGCGCGACTGTTGGCGGTGATTGGCAGGTTCCGACTGCAATTTTCGGCGTTGGTGGCGATATTGTTTTGGCTGCGGATGGCACGTTGACAAGCCCGACTGCAGGCAAGTTCACCGGCATCAAGGTTGGTCAGTATCTGAAGCTCAAAGGCTTTACGAACACGATCAACAACGGTTTTTACCGTGTTGTTGCGGTCAATAGCTTGACCAGCCTGGCCCTGGCTCCGCTTGGTTTTGTTCCGGTAGCCGAAACGCCGGCTGGCACTGCTGCGACGATCAGCTTCAGCTGCGTTCAGAATGGCGTGTTTTTCAAATCTATTTTTATGCAGCAGCGTTTGGACCCCGCAGGAACCAAATGGTTTCGCTATCCTGGCTCATATCCGGCAAGCTGCGCCATTACTTTGAGTCTTGGCCAGTTCATGCAGGCGACGTTCAACATGGCGTCGCAGCAGGAGCTAAAGGGCACAACGGACGCCTCGACGGGTGGCATTGTTCCGGCGCCGAACACTCGGGACCTCGATCCGGTTGCCGGGTTTAAGGGCGTTTATTTCAACGATGCTCCGATCGGAACCGGAGTCAATTCGTGCGCAATCGATCTGACCAACACCGGCGCTGCGGGGGAATACTTCCTTGGCAGTCCGATTGCGGCGGGGATGCTTGGCGGCACGTTCATGGCGGCTGCCAAGCTGGACATCGCATTCCGTGACTTCGTGATGTATGACGCATTCCGTGCGGAAACCAAGGGCGTGTTCTCGGCACACTTTGGCGATCAGGCTGGTAATCGTTATGTTTTCACGATTCCGCAGGCACTGCCGTTGTTTGATAGCGGTATTGCTATGACGGGACCGAACAAAATGCTGACCGCGCCGATTACCATTGAAGCGGCACCGGATACTGCGTCTGGCTGCACGATCAACATTGACCGTTTCCCGGCAGGCGCGTAAAACGATTTTGGCTGCAAAGCTGTATCGCGCGATACTTGACGGCGGCATTCGCGGGGGTGCCGCCGCCATCCCGTTCCCGTCCCTCGTTAGGAATTTCTAATGGCTAAGCTGTCTACGTTCGCCCGCAATCCTGTTGCCATGCGTGAGGGGGAGTGGATTAATCCTGGTCCAGAATATAACGGCATAGAAATTAAATCAAAGGCCATGGGCTCGGCTTATGCTGACATGCGCGCAAGCAAGATGCGGCGTGCGGCACGCTTGGTTGGCGGCGAGGATAAGGTAGGCTCGAAGGAGCGGAACCAAATCGACATTGAGTCTTTGAATGAGACGTGCCTGGTGGACGTTCGTGGGCTTGACCATGCCGATGGTAAGACAGTGACTATTAAAGAATTTAAAGAGCTGATCTTGTTACCGGAGTATGGTGAGTTGGCAATTGTGTCATTCGCGTGCGCCATGCGTGTGGGTCAGAACAATGCTGTGCTGGTTGAGGAAGCGGAGGGAAACTTATTGAGCGACTCCGGTTCCATATCCAATGGGCCGAATACCGAGAACTCTTAGACTCGTTTTCAGACGAAGATAGACCTGTTGAGCCAAGTCTGCCATTTTGGGCAGAGCCGCCGTGGCGAGCCTGGAATGAACTATCCAGTGAGCGTCAGCACGTCACAGTAGGCCATGCGGTGCCAATGGGCGCTACGATCATTCAGGCCCGTCCAGGGCCCATCCCATGGTCTAAAATGCATGAATGGTGCGATCGGGCTGGGTGCCATCAGATAGACCGGGATTTCATCATTCCGCTTGTTATGGCGCTCGATCGCGAGATGATTACACAATGGCACGCACAGCAGCGCCGCGGTATGACAGCATCGCCGGACCATATGGCCAGCAAGCTAGCTAGATGGGAGGTTGATGATGGCGACGAAGTTTAATACTCAGCTCATCACGGTTATGGTCGATCAAGGTTTGTCGCCATCTGCACAGAGTAAGTTTTTGGCAGATTATGCGCGTGAAGGGATGGCAGAGCTGATTGCTTCTGGTCAGGCTAGCGGGCAATACAAACGTTTTGTCGACGGCCAAGAAGGCGCGTCGGAGGATATCGTGCGCCCTAATGGCGTGATCGCCTATCAATTTGGCTATTTGGGAGAGGTGGTGACGTTTGCGGTGGAGTTTTTGCGGGCTCGATCTCCGGTAAAAAATGGAAAATATCGAGACTCTTTTGTTGTTGCGGTGAATGGACGTCCTATCCCAGCCACAATGATTGTTGCAGAAAGTATACCGCCGGATGCGGAACTGTATATTTACAATAATCAACCCTACGCTCGGAAAGTTGACGTTCAGTTAATTGGCACGCGCAAGTTAACCTATAGCGTGCCGCCTGGTTTGTTTGATGATGCCGCTAGGGCGGTTAAGGGACGATTTGGCAATCTGGTGAGTGCCGAGCGGGTTTATACGCTGAATTTTCCAGGAAAATGGATCACAAAAAAGGAACGCTCGGTTGAGTATCCGGCGCTGCATATTGTGGTGCGGTGAACCGGCAGGAGGTGTGGCCCCTTGCCGGTTCTTTGCGTTGCTTTGTCAGATAATAAGCGATGAAGCGCGATAATCGCCCTTATCGCGCGTAGTGCATTTTATGGAGGCAGCAGCCGCGCAGGCGGCGATATCGGCGAACGCCTTTTTGTTGGTTGTATAGAAATTCGGCACCGGCATATCGGGTCTTGATACCGCATAGATCAGCGCACCCGCAGCCGCCGGGCCTACCGCGGCCTCTAGCGCCGCACCGGCCTCGCCAGCCAGCGTGATGGCCCATCCGGCGCGGCAATGGGTTGTGTGGCATGTGTGCCACGTGTTCATCCTTAGGGTGTTCGGTTTTTCTCCTATAGCTGCGAGGATCGCTGCGTCGATCTGAGGAATGATGGGGATTTCAGCGCCTCTGAAAACAGCACCCGTGAGGTCGGCGCGCGTGAAGTCAGCGTCTTTGAGGTCAGCGCCCGTGAGGTCAGTGTTCCTGAGGTTAGCGTCCATGAAGTCGGCACCCCCGAGATTAGCGTTCCTGAGGTTAGCGCCTATGAGGTTAGTATTCCTGAGGTTAGTGTTGCTGAGGTTGGCGCCCATGAGGTTAGCGCCCATGAGGTTGGCGCCCATGAGGTTGGCGCCCATGAGGTTGGCGCGCATGAGGTCAGTTTCCTTGAGGTCAGTTTCCTTGAAGTCAGCACCCCTGAGATCGGCGTACGTGCCGTCTTCCTCACCTTGCAGCCATTTTTGGTGCAAGGTGAGGAGGTTAGTAAGTGTCTGGCGACTTATGTGTCGCATGTTCGGATTTCCTTTCGGCTCGCGATTAATGAGCAAACCAGGGGTTTCTGTGCTGGTCAACATGCGTGCTCCAATAGCTCCATCAGCTCGGCCCATTCGCGCTTGGAAAGGCCGCTGCCGGGTTGGTCGACAGCCTCCCCGGCCAGCTTGCGGCGGACGACCGCGAGCATTTGCGCCGACAGGGTGGCGGCGCCCATCCGGTAGTCCTGGAACGCCTGGAACGTTTCCGGCACCCAGGCACACACCGTTTCCAGCATCGCGTCGGCATAGGCGCGTATCTCGAACTGTGCATGGGCGTCGGCGCGCAACGATAGGAAACCTAGCAGGTTGTGCAGGTCCGCCTTCCAATACCACTGTGTATAGGTGTTGAGCGTCAGGTTCATGCGGGCGAGTTCCCGCGCCAACCCCTGGCGCGCCGGATCGACCGGTGTCCCGTCCGCGCCTTCGTTCAGCATATAAGCGTAGTGGTCATAGGTGAGCGTCGCATCGCGCCTGAGCATGTCGAGAACGGCGGCGGCCTCCTCGCCCTCCAGCACCGCGCCGCGGCCCTGGCGGTTGCTGCTGCTCTGGGCGGCGAGGTGCTCCGGCTCCGGGATGTAGAACTCGCGGTCGAGGATGCTGTAGCGGGCGGAATACTCGTTCACGTTCGCCATGCGGTGCCGGATCCACTGCCGCGCGACGAAGATCGGCAGCTTCACGTGATACTTGATCTCGCACATCTCGAACGGCGTGCTGTGCCGGTGCCGCATCAGATAGCGG